CCGATGCTGCGCCACAAATCGGCGATCTGCCGCCGACGTTCCGCCCTGGCTTCCGGTGAACAATCCGGCATTGAAAACGCTTGCCTTTCCCCTGCGACCCGCGTAGAGCGGTAGCCGCACCGTTGGGCGCGAACGGGGTGGAGCAAGCAATCGGGGCCGGTTCTCAGTCACAGTGAGAACCGGCCCTTTGTCATCGTCGGCGGCGCTGGGCCGCCGCGAGACGCCGGAGAAGCGCTGTCCTCAAACGATCCTGCATAGTTGAGCGGATCAGGCCCTGCACTTCCGGCGTGGCGAAGGTGCCATAAATAGTCGGTCCCCACAATTCTTTGATCGGCAGGCGGCGACGCGTTCGGCGGCGATAAGCGCCGCGGTGCCCGGACCGCATGTTGGCGATAAACGCCGAGCGGATGACCTGGCTCTTGCCCCAGGCGCGCGTGCGCACCCCTGCGCCGGTCTGCGCCGTGCCGGGGAAGTCGTAGAGCGGGATCGGCTTGCGTGATGAGCGGATCGTCGCCTGATAATCGCCGACCCGCACCGAGTCATAAGACAGTCGCGCCTTGACCGTGCCGCTCTTGAGCCCGGTGCGCTTGGCGATCAATTGCGCCGCTTTGGTGATGCTGGCCTTGGCGGTGTCGACCAGCGCCAGCGCCACCGCGGGATCAGACTTCGGCGGGGCCAATGCTTCGAGGTTCCCCAGAAACACCGTGGCGTCGAACGTGAAGCCGCCTTGTCCCGGCCGCATGCCTTTCATGCGCGAAGCTTAGCCGCAAAAACGGTCGTCCGTAAACCGTTTTCTACCAACACGCGAGAACCACGTCGCGATCTCGCGCGACGACGCAAATCGACAGGGACGCGTCCTGGGGCACGTGATGACGCGCCCTAAGCTGCCCTACGTGCGAAGCGCTTTCGCGCGCCAGCGACGCGCCCAGCGCGATCTGACGCGACTTTGCGACCCCCCATCGCGCGACCTCGCATGCAAGATGCACGCAACAAGCGGACTGCGACAGGATGACGCACTCCGCTTGCGGCGTGTTTCAACGTGCGGATGCGGTTGGTTTCTCAAGTACTTCCGAAAACGAGTACAAACGCCCGGAAAAGTGGAAAAAATCTCTTGAGAAGCCCGGCGAATAGCTTATATTCATGTGTGTAAGACGAAACGACAGAAGGACGAAGCGAAACGCGAAACGAAACAAGACTTCCAAGGGACGCGCGAAGCAATCCAGGCGCGACCCAGCTTCGAAGGATTGCAAAGTCAGCCAACCATATCATTCCCCGGGCTGACGGATCGGGATCGGGTAGGAAAGCTCGAAAGCGCGCACTAGCGCCTGAAGCTCCCCGGCAGGCCCCCCACAGGCGACCCACTTCGGGTTTCGGACACGACAAAATCGAAGGAATGCACCCGCGCTGCCAGATAGCGCGGCTCATTGCAGGATCTCCACTTGCAAACGAAACGAGCGAGCGCGCGTCAGAAATGACGCGCGCTTGATCGCAACCCGTCTGACGAGGCCCGGTGATGCCGGGACGAAAGCGCACAAGCGCTCACGGGAAATCAACCCGAAACCCTATCGCAATGGAGCCCACGATGACCAACACGATCCGCCATATCGCTGCGATCCGCGCAAACCGGACCCGCCTGGCTGCCAAGTCGAATTCGTTCACCAACGAAGTCGCACGCAAGGCGATTTCCGAAGCGGTCGCGATTTTCGACGCGCTGCACAATGTGCCCACCCCGTGCGATCGGCACCTCGCAGCTGTCAAGGCAAATCGCACCCGGCTCGCAGTTCGCGCTTCGAAGTTCACCAACGAAATCGCCCGCAAGGCGATCGAAGACGCGCTGTCACAAGCCGCCTGACGAGCCCGTGAAATTCGGGCGAAACGCCCAGCGCTTGCTGGGCGTAGCGGTAACTCTCTGCAATGGAGCCCACGATGATCACCCGTTCAACGATCGTCTGCCTGACTTTCTCCGATGGTTCGTCCGAAACAGCCCCGCTGTTCGATGTAATCGCCGTCAACATGTTAGACGACGACGAAGAAATCATCTTCGACGCGTTGATCCGTGTCGGTCGCTATGACCTCGACACCGGGTCGAACGGCGACAGCGACAACGTCGTTATCACTGTCGCGTAACCGCCTGATGAGCCCGTGAAATCCGGGCGAAACCAGCCACAAGGCTGGTCGCGGTACTTTCGACCGCACCCCTTTTCTGCAATGGAGTCCACGATGACAAAGTCAGTGATGCACTTCGCAGCCGTGCGCGCAAATCGTACCCGGCTGGCCCAGAAGGGCGAAACCTTCACCAACGCCGTCGCGAAAGCAGCGGTTGTTGAGGCGCTGGCGCACTATGACGCGCAACTGGCCGATGCGCCGGCGCGTCGCGTGCGTTCGAGCGTCCCGTGCGATCGTCACGAGGCTGCACGTCGGGCCAATCGGACCCGGCTCGCGGCTCGCGTCGCGACGTTCACCAACCCAGTTGCCAAGAAGGCCCTCGAGGACGCGTTGGCAGCACAAACCGCCTGAAGAGCTGGTGAGACCCCAGCGAAACGCCCAACGCAAGCTGGGCGTAGCGGTACAAAAAATCCGCACTTCTGCAATGGAGACCATCATGGCACGTCGCCAATATGTGCCGCCACGCGGCAGCAGGGTCAAATGGCAAGTCACGGTGTTGAGCCGTGACGGGCTCGAACTGCTCGACCACGCGCAATGCGAGGACGAGAAGGAGGTTCAGGCCTTCGCCACCGAGGCGCGTTCGCGCGACTTCGGGACGAAAATCCTCATCCGCGACACTTACGGCAAATCCCGATCCTGGGATTAATCCCCGCCTGACGAGTCCCCGTGACAGGGGACGAAACGTCCCGACACAAGTCGGGACGTCGCGGAAGTCCAATTCCGTACCACCTGCAATGGAGACCCTTATGGAAAACGTCGAGATCAAGGTGACGGGCGACAAGCTCGTAATCACCTGCGATCTGACCGCCCGCGGCGTCACGTCGAAGACCGGCAAAACCAAGCTGATCGCCTCGACCCACGGGATAGTGCCAGTCGAGTGCAAGCGCCCCGGCGTCAAGTTGGCGCTCAACGTCATGGTCCCGAACAATGGCCACTGATCGTTGGTCGCCGCAACGCAAAGCGGTGTTGTTGCTGGCGATCGATTACGACTTGTTGTCGATCGCCGAGGCTTCGATCCGCTTTGCCGTATCGAACGAGGAACTTGCTGCCTGGCGGCGTCAATTCGGCCGCCACGGCGTGCCGGCGATGCGCTCGACCCGTCTGCAACTCTACCCGGAGTGCCGGTCATGCTAGCGCGCAAGCTGTGGCACGCTTCGATCACCGCTGAACGCGTGATGGAGGCAGTCGAACGCGAGATGACGGAACTCGATAACCCCGGCTTTTGCCTGATTTGCGGCGAAGAGGCCGACGGTTGCGAACCCGACGCTCGCAACTACACGTGCGACAGCTGCGGTGTCGAACAGGTGTTCGGCGCCGAGGAATTGTTGCTATATCTCGGCTGACAACAATGGAGGCAACATGGCGTTGCAACTCGGCGCATTACGCGATGCGTTGCTGGACGCTGGCGCTTCGACCGACAAAGCCGACAAAGCCGCAGAAGAACTTGCCGATTATGAAAAGCGGCTGCTCGGCGTCGAAGGAAAGCTGACAATGTTGATTTGGGCGGTCGGCGCGAATGCCGCCGCCACGATCGCAGTTCTTGGCATGATTGTCAGCATGAACGGTCGGCTCGGCGACATCAGCGGCCAATTAACGCAAATCGCGCAATTACTACATCACTAAACCCGTCTGACGAGGCCCGGTAGCACCGGGCCGAAACGCGCGGCTCGCCCGCGCGTCACGGGAAGCTAATTTCCCGATACCTGCAATGGAGACCCATTATGCGAACCAAGAAAAGCACTTCGCGCGAAGTGGCGCCGTCGAACGGCGCTGCCGAGAACGTTGTCGAGGAGGCGGTCGTGGAGTCGGTGGCGGCGCTTGAGCCGATCGCCATCCCCGTGCTCGCGCTCAAGGCAGCGATCAGCTGCACCGGTGCCAAAACCACCGATGTCAACGGCGACAAGAAAGACGTCCCGGAAAATCTCCAGGGCGTCAACATCGCCACGCGCGAAGGCGAAGTCCGTGTCAGCGCGACCGACGGTCATCGCTTATTCGCCTATTCGATCCCAAGCGGGTCAGCAACGCTGCCCGGTTGGCTCGGAAAGGGAATAACGGTGCCGCTCGCTCTGTTCAGAGAACAGTTGATGATGATCGAAAAGCTCGGCGGCGACTCCGCCGTGATTTCGTATGGGACTGGCGCGCCGCGCCTGTTGTTGTCGGATCCTCACGACAATGTCACCTTTCGTCTGTTCCCAGTCGAAGGCGACTTTCCGGCTTACGACGGCATGTTCGCCAGCATCAATCTGTCGTCGCGCGAAACACTGGACCTCGAAAGTACCGGCTATCAAGCGGCCTATCTCAAGGGTGTCGCTGATCTCGCGAAATTGCTCGAGTCGCCGACCGTGCAGGTCTTCGGCGCGGGCGATGACAAGCCAACGTTGATTATGTTCCCCGGATGCCCGGGGGCGGTGTTGGCGTTGATGCCCGTGATGGGGCTCAGAGATCAGGCGTTGGCGCCGCAGCAAGCGCGCATATTGAACCCGGCAATCACCGGGACAATTGGCGCTTTGCGGGCCAATCGCACGCGCACCATGGCGCGGCTCGAAAAAATGCCGAACAATCGGCTGCTGCAGAAAAAGATCGAGGATTACGATCAGCGGATCAACACGTTGATAACCCGTACGCAGCCTCAGACCGCGTTACCTGCGCCGGCACCATCGCCTCAATTGCTTGATGAGGACGAGGCCGAAACGACAGACGACGGCGACACCACGCGCGTCGCCCAGCGAGCCAAGCTCAAGGGCGCGCCCGCGAAAAAGGCGAGGGCAAAATTCTTCGCCGATGTCAACGCCGTGTTGTCGCGTGACAATGCCGGCTTGACGATCCACCAACTCGCCGACGGCGTGCCGCTCGACAGCTGGTGGGAAGGCGGTTTGACGCCGGAAGTGGCGGCCACGCGCTGCCTCGATTGGCGCCAGGTCGAAACCGTGTTGTCGCCGGATAAAGTCGTTCCCGGCGAGGGCGATAAGTCAGTCAGCGAAGTCTTTCCCGAGACCGCTTCTGACGAGGCAGCGTAAAAAGTGGGGGCCGCCCCAATCAGGACGGCCCCCCAGTTCTGCAATGAAGACTCACGTCTTCGGCGCGGATATTGGGGGTTTTTAGCAAATTTGTCAACGGGGGGGAGAAACACATGGCACGCGACACCGCGATTGCCTGGACCGAGTCGACGTGGAACCCGACAGTCGGATGCACGGTGATTTCGCCCGGGTGTACGCATTGTTACGCGATGCGCGAAGCTGCACGGATCGCCGGCTTTGGGGGGCCGGCGTCCGCCAAATATCGCGGTTTGACGCGCAACACCAAGGGAGGCCCGGTGTGGACCGGGGAATTGCGCTTCTGGGAAGCGGCGCTGACGCAACCCATGCGCTGGGCGCGACCGCGCATGATCTTCGTCAACAGCATGTCCGACCTGGCCCACGACGACATGCCGCGCGAATGGTTTGCCCGCATCTGGGAGGCGATGACGGCGGCGCAGCGCGCCCGTGGGCATGTCTTCCAGGTGTTGACCAAGCGACCCGACAATCTCGCTGGGTTGTTGGCGCAGATCGGCGCGACGACGGCGCACCCCGGCATCTGGCTCGGCGTCTCGGCCGAGGATCAGCGCCGTTGGGACGAACGCGTGCCGTGGCTTAGCCGGCTGCCGACCGAAGTCCCGTGGATCTCGGTCGAGCCGCAGCTCGAGATGATCGATCGCGACCCGACGGGGACGGGCTGGGTAGTGATCGGCGGCGAAAGCGGGCGACCGCGGCAGCGAGCGCGATCGTTTGATATCGCCTGGGCCCGACTTATGATCCGGCGCTGTCAGGCGGCCGCCGTGCCGGTGTTTATGAAGCAATTGGGGTCGATCGCCCGTGACGATGATCGGTCGTTGTCGACCGTGCATTATGCTGGCGCCGACCCAGAAGAATGGCCCCGCGATTTGCGGGTGCGCGAATACCCCGTCTGACGAGGCCCGGTAGCACCGGGCCGAAACGCGCGGCTCGCCCGCGCGTCACGGGAAGCCTCTTTCCCGATCTGCAATGGAGACGATACATGCGTCGAACAGCAACCGCCCAGGCGTTTCAGCCGGGGTTTGATTTTCTGCCGCCGTCGAGTCCTATCGAACGGCGTTATCGCATCCACCGTGAGCTCGCCGGCGACCCCACCGAACGGCTCGAACAAGGCCGCGCCTGGCTCAAGCAGTATGACGCTGCGATCCGCGGCGGCGACGAAGCCCAGGCCAGCGAATTCGCCGATCGCCTCTATGCCGTCGGCGACGCCATGCCAGACGATGACGATGACGAAGAGTTGACCGGCCATGCCCGGTTGACAAAATTGCTCGCGACTGCACCCGGTCAAGTGCCGCTTTGGGGTCAGAGCGGCACGTTTCTGATCACGGTCAAGAAATGCCGAGTCGTGGTTCACGCCGACGGCGACTTCCATTTCGAATTGACGGCGTTTGATTGGGATCGGCCGTTTCTGAGCGAAAGCGGCTATCTTTCGATCTATTGCGACGCTGACGACGCGCGCGGGCGCACGGTCAAGCAATGCGTCACGAAGCTGGCGCAAGAGCGTTCCAAGAAACCGGTCAAAATGGTCAGAACGCGTTGGGATCACGACACTCGCACGCGACAAGAAATCCCAGTCGGCCCCGACCCAGACGATGCCGATTGGCAACCCGGCGGCTGGCTCTACGAATTGAAACAAAAGAGCTAGTGAAATCACCGGGCCGGGCCGCAAACCCGGCCCTAATTCTGGAGCGTCAGAAATGAGCGAAGAACATCTTGCTGCCGAAACTCGCAAATTCATCGCTGAACATGACAAGCTTGCGGCCGAACGCGACAAACTTTCGGCTGAACGGGAAAAGCTATTTCAGGAAACACTGAAGTTGGAACGCGAACGCCATTGGTATGTGCCGTTGGCGTTGATTGGCAACGGCGCGTTGGCGGCCGTAATCGGGGCGCTGATCGCTCGTCTGATACATTAGAAGCTTCCAGGGGGGGACAATGAGCGAGCCGAAGCCGTACCCGCTGGTGGTCAAGCGGGTGTTTTTTGAGCAATTCGCCCGTGGCGAAAAGACGACTGAATATCGCCGCCATCGTCGGCCGTTCACGGCGAACACGTATTGGCCGGGCCGATCGATCGTGATCCGCTACAACTACGACCCAGCGCGCAGCCCGGAGCTCGCCGCCCGGGTCGCGCGTTTCGAAGTCGGCCGCCTCGACGAAATCGGCGACATCGCCGCGGCGCTCAAGACGATCTACCGCGATCTCGCCGACGCCGACGAAATCGCCATGATCCATTTGCAGGTTTCAACCTAGTGATCCGGCGCGGCCGATCAAAGCCGCGATCCATTCATCGTCGTCGTCGATGATATTCGGGACCGAGCAATGGGCCGTCGCGCTCTGGCCGCCGTGCTGATGGCGTCCCAGACGGCGGGGTGTAGACAAAGCTGGCGGAGATCCGTCGTTCGGACAATCGTTGCTGGGTTCGCTTGAGCGACGGGTCTGCATAGACGCCTCCTCCCGATTGCAGCCCGTGGCGCATGAGGTGCCAGCGCGGCGATCTTGCCTTCTGCGCGATGATCGCGGGGTGCGATGTCACCGAATGAAATCGCCACCCGTGTTGCCATAGATGATAGCCGAGCCATTCGGCCAGAATGCCGGCGAACCCCAACCCCTGATAATCGGGCAAGACCACGGTGCGATGTTCGCGCCAAATGTCGTGCACCGTCGAATGCACTTGTCGCACGGCGGAAGTAAAGGCGACGCATTGATCGTTGGCAAAGCCGCCGATGCAGATCGCCCCGTTGTGCAATACCGAAGTCAAATAATGATATTTGCTAAAGCGGTGCCAGACGCCGTGATCGACACTGCGGATTTCAACGGCGATTTCGGGTCGTCGCTGAAGAGACCTCCATTCGAAGGCGCCGAGATGGGGTTCGAAGACCCAATCTGGTTGCAGCCATTCGACGATATCGTAATGACAGCTGACGGCGATGAATTGGCGCTTATTGCGCCGCACCGTCTTTTGCACGCAATGAGCCGCGACTTTGGCGACCTGGCGATCGACGACAGAGGTGAATTCGTCGATGACGGCGAGGTCGGGACACTCGGCAAGCGCCCGGGCGACCGTGGCGCGAAATTGTTCGCCGTTCGATAACACGTGAAACGGGCGCAACCAATTCGGCACGCTGCCAAAGCCCACGGCGCTGAGCAGCGCGGTAATCGTCTTGATGCTCATCGCGGCCGGAAAGCCGTCGAGGATGCTGCGATCTTCAGGCCAATCGAAGCCGGCGATCACGGCGGGCCCAAAAAGTTCGCGCGCCACGGTCGACTTGCCGCAGCCGGACGGCCCGACGATCAGACCGATACTCCACGGGCGTTCCTCGATCGGCAATTTTGCATTGATTTCAACGCGGCTCTTTTCTTCGAGCGACACGTCGAACATGCCGGTCATCTGCACGACGCGCGGTGTGCTGACGACGGGGGATTCGCGCACGATGTCGATGTTCACCCGATTGATCCTCTGACGGTCCGGCCTTCCGCCTGCATTCGTTCGATCAAGGCGACCTGGTCGGCTTCGTCGGCGCATTCGACGACGACAACCCAGGACTCCGGCACGGTCTGGCTATCGGCGTCGCCGCCCTCGCCGAGCCCGTCGAGCAGCCGTGACAATTCTCGTTCACTGAAGCCGATCAGCGACAAATCGAATTCCGTCGTGTCGAGCCGTTCGAGCTCCAGCGCCAACATCGCCTCGTCCCAGGTCGCGTTCAGCGTCAACTTGTTGTCGGCGAGGACATAGGCGCGGCGTTGCGCGTCGGTCAAATGAGCGTGCTCGATGCACGGGACCCGCGGCATCGCCAAGCGTTGCGCTGCCAGCCAACGCGCGTGTCCGGCGATGATGCCGTTGCTGCCGTCGATCAACAGCGGCGTCATCCAACCGAATTCTTCGATCGAGGCAGCGATTTGGTCGATCTGCTCGTCGCTGTGCTGGCGAGCGTTGTGTTCGTACGGGATCAGGTCAGCGGTCCGCCGACTGACGATCTTCACGGCAGGCCTTCGAGCACCAGGCCGACGTAATTGACCAGACGCGTCCCCCGGCCCGGCGGTCGCGCCTGCCAATGATAGAGGATGCTGCAATTGAGCCGTCGCGCGGTCGCCGTAACAACGCGATCGAGAAGCTGATGATAGCCCTTGTCCCGCGCCATGCCGGTGGCCTTCGCCTTGCCTTGCACGCCGATCAATTGCGCCAACGCGGCCGAAAAATGGCCGTATTGAATGTCGACTCGCGAACCTTCGGTGAAGGTGACGCCGATCTGTTCGCCCGCCGTCACCAGGCGCCGCGCGCACAGGATCAGCACGTGTTCCCACGGGCTGCCGTGACTGTCGAAATCAAAGACGTTGAACGGGGCGAGGTCGATCGCCCGCATGACATTGCGGCTGTCGCCGACGTAGAGTTCCCGCCCGTCGCGATACCATTTCAAATCGCAACCGACGTAGCGTTGAGCCTTCGACCAGACACGGGAATAGAGCTGACCCTCGCCGGCGAAGGCATCGAAGACGCGCGCCTTGTCGGCGCCGATCGCGTTCAAGACGTTGCTGCGGATTTCGACTTTGGCCGCCAGCGCAGCCGGGTTGTTGGCGACCCTTTGGCGCAAACCGCCCGCTGGACCGAGCCGTCGGCCGAACTGACGGTTGACGTTGAGACCCCACTTTTCAGTTCTTAAGGGTGCCGAGCTCGATTTCGACATCGGGAAACTCCGCCATGAAATGCTGGATCCGCTGCAACGCCGCCGATTGCGTCGTCATCGGTCCTTGCACCGTGATCCAAAAGCGATCGGCGACAGCGCCCGTGTTGATCTGCTTGACTTCGGGCGGCTTGCTGACTTTTTCGAGCAAGGCCTCGACATCCTCGGCCGTGAACCCGAGCGCTGAATAGGCGTCCTCGGTCACGTCCTCGAGCAAGGCCAGCGTGCGGTCGCGGTGGAAATGGGATAATTCGCCGAGCCGATTGTCGGCGAGCAGATATTCGTCGGCGGTCTTCTGGTCGACATCCCAAAAGATCACGTCGATCTCGCCGTGCCCCAGGTCGCGCATCGCCTGGTGGATGCCGTGCCCGGCGATCAACATGCGATTTTCCTTTCGCACAAACACGGGCCGCGACTGACCAAAGCGCTCGATCGAAGCTTTGAGCATTTCGATCTGGTCGGGCGGGTGAACCCGGTTGTTGCGCGGGTTCGGGATGATGCTGTTGATTTTGACCGTGGCGCGGCTAGTTGCTTTCATCGGGTCATCCCTGCCAATAGCCGACGCGGCGTCGCCGGCGTGATGCCATCGCCGTGGGCACGGGGCGTCGGATGATCCCGCCCAGGGCAACTTTCAACTGATCGTCTTCGGGGGCTGTCTCCGGTTCGGGCGGATTGGGTTCGGGCGGCGGTTCGAGGCCCAATTGATCTTCGAGAGCACGCCAGCGGTTTTCGGACCATCGATCGGCCCCGGCGAGCCAGACCGCGGCCCGTGCATAGACCCGGCAATCGAGCGCCTCGTTGCGCGGTCGCAACTGGCGCCATTCGGTGCGCGCGGCAAAGCCACGGCGCGAGCGGATGATGACCTGTTGTTCGGCGGTCAGTTGCTTAATCCATTCGTCTGACACGGTATCGGGCAAATGGATGTAGCCGTGGGGATAGGTGAAGCCGGCGCCGAGCTGTTCCGTGGTCGGCTTGGGCAGCCCCAGATGCTTATAGAGTTCCTTCTTGAAAAAGCTGACGGAGACGGTCCACAGGTTCAGCCCGCGCTTGAGCCGCTTGCCCTGGTTCGTCACTTCGATCTTGGTGGGCCCCGACACGGGCACCAGACGATCATAAGCGCCGACGCCGCGCACCGGCAGCACCGTGGCGCGATCCTGGCCGCGCGCCCACTGGTAGACGTTTTGAGTGGTGAACCCGGTGTCGATCGCCAAACGCTGCAGCGCCAGGCGCACGCCGGTTTCGTGTTCCCAGGTGCGGCCCAATAGTTCGGTCAGGATTTCCCAAATCTCCGGCCGCCCCGGGTCGCCGTTGATGACGATATGTTCGACCAGCCACGACTCGAGGCCGCGCCCCCAGGCCCAAACGTCGATCTCGATACGGTCGATTTGGACGTCGGCGCCAGCCGTCAAGAACAAGCCACGCTCTGGCACCGTGGCGTGCGGCCACGCCTCGCGGCGCTCGTAGAGGCGTTCCCAATCGGGCACGGCATCGGCCTCCTCCTCCCATTCTTCGCCGAGGACGGTGTTGACGAAGGTCTTGCGGGCGTCGGGATCGTTCGTCGCCTTTTCCCAGTCACGGGCGATTTGCGCCCAGCCGAGCCAGCCGATCGGGCTGTAAAGCCCGGAGATGTGATAGCCGTGGGTCAACGGGTCGGAGCTGATCGCGGTCGGCCGCCATTCGCCGGCTTCGAGCATCGCCGTCTTGTGATATTCGGGGAAGCTCTTCTCGCATTGAGCACACTGGTAGACGACGGTTTCGGGCCGGCCGGGTTGCCAGCGCAGCCGGGCGAATTCGAGAGCTTGCGCAAATCCGCAAAGCGGGCACGGGACGAAATATCTGCGCTGGTCGCTGGCCTCGTATTCGGCGCTGATGCGGGAACTGCCTTTGATCAGCGGCGTCGAAGCCAGCAATTTCTTGGCGCGAAAGCTGAAGGTGCGCGCACGGGCTTCGGCCAGGGCCACGGGATCGCCTTCGCCCTCGATGTCGCCAGGGTAGGCATCGATCTCGTCGAGGAACAGGAAGCGCACGGGCATCGAGCGCAAGCCCACGGCTGAATTCGCGCCGGTGATGACCAACACGCCGCCGAGAAACTCCTTGAGGAGCATGGTATTGCCCGAGTCGCGCGACCGCGCCGGGTGGACCTTGACGCGCAATTGTTCGCTTTCGTCGAGCAGCGGGTCGATGCGCTGGCGTGAATACCGCTTGGCGAGCTCCACGGTCGGCTGCACCAACATGGTCGGCCCCGGCGCCTGGTCGACAATGTAGCCGATCCAACAATTGCCGAGTTCGCTGGCGCCGACTTGCGCCGCCTTCTTCAACACCACGCGCTGAATTGGCGAAGTCACCCCGAGATCGTTCATCGGCTCTCGCAAATATGGGGTGCGAGCGGTACGGTACGGACCGGGTTCGGCAGCGCTGCGGGAAGTCAAGACGCGGTAACGATCAGACCATTCGGCGACCCCCAATTCGTTGTCGGGTTCGAGGTAGTCAAGAAAGCTTGGGATCGAAGCCATGTCTGAAGCCAAAACCGCATCGGTCGCACAATACGCCAAGATGCACCGGGTCAGCGAGCAGACGATCCGTAACGCCGTGGCTCAAGGCCTCATCATCATGCCGACTTCGGGTCGGATCGACATTGACCAGGCCGACGCCAGTTGGGCAATTCAACGCCGTTCGCGCATGACGACGCAGCAGACTGATCAAGGCCGCCGGTCGGCCGAAGCCAAGATCGTCGTCGGCATCGCCAAATTGCGGCTTGCCAAGGACAAGCTCGAGGGCGTCCGTGAACGCTATATCAACCGTGCCGAATTCGCTGCTCAAGCCAATGCCGAAGTGCAGCAGTTCATCGTCTGGTTGCGGGAAATCCCCGATCGCTGCGCGGCTGAATTCGCCGCGGTGTTGGAAATCAGCCCTACAGTCGCCCACCAGTTGCTCGCTCGCTTTATCGATTTGTGCATTGTCGAGCTGGGCGACCTGGCCGAGGAAGCGGTTCGAACAGCGGAGACGGCATGATGGCGATCGATCCCAGCCCAGAAACGCTGATGAAGATCAACACCGAACTCAACGTGGTGCGGGCCCAACACAACGATTTGACGCTGAAAATCCGGCATCGCGAGCTGGTCGAGATCCACAAGGCCGAGGCGATGACCTTCGCTCGCGCCCGTCGGGTGCGCGATCAATTGTTGAGCGCACCGGCGCGACACGCCGCGATCCTCGCCGCCGAACTCGGCTTGCCGGCCGTGACGCTGGTGCACGCGCTCGATCACGTGATCCACGCGAGCCTGCGCGAAATCAGTCGGCGGTCGTCCCCAACCCAAGAAAGTTTTCACGGCACGGACTAGCGAAAAGACGTGCCTCTTGTCCCCGCATCCGGCCCGGACCGCGAAAGATCGTTTTTTGGGCGAGGGATCACATCCCCAAAAAAAAGGGGCGGCTCGCAAGCCGCCCGAAGTTTGGGAGGTGTCGAAACGAAGTTGAGTCGTTTCACGGTCATGATAGCCGAATTCGTTTTCACGTGAACCGAGCGCGGCCGCCGAGCGCGAACAAGGGTCCGGCACTTCGGACTTTCGTGAAGCGCACCGCCTCGGCATAAAACCACAGCGCCAACGCATCGGCTTCGTCTTCAGTGACATTGGGAAAGCCGTGGACGGCACACATCTTTTGCGTCGCGATCTTCTTATTAGCGCGCCCGCCCCACGAGCCGTTGCCGGTGAAATGCCGGCAGATCACATTGGATTGTTCTTCGCGGCACGGGATCGCATGCTCATAGGCGATCATTTCGACCAGGCCGCACATGGCGAACAGCTTGCGCACGACGTTGATATCGATCGGTATTCCCTTGGTCGGTTCGGTCGAAATCACCTGACCGGTTCTCGTGCGCACCTTTCTCGGTGCAAACCGCGGCACATAGGGCGCCTCGAAGACAATCATGCTCGGTTGCCATTCGATGCAACGCGCGCCAAGCCACAAACAAAACGCGCGCAAGGCTTCGCCGATATTGCCTTCACTGTCCTTTGGGCGCGGTTTGCCTGAACGGAAGCGGCCATAGGACGGCCGATCGCCGGGCATGCCATAGGCCCAGCCAGTCGTCGTCGCCACGTCGAGCGCGAACAGGCCGCCAGTCATGCGGTGCCTACCGGCTCTTCCTCGCCGAGATGCAGACGGGCATCGGCCAGCGCTTCGCCCACATTTTTGCGCGGCCGGCCGCGCGGCCGCGGCTGATGCACCGGTTGCTCGTCAAAGGATCGAGGCTTGCGGCCTCGGCGTGACGCACCCTCGGCCCTGGCGCTACCAGTCTCGGCCTCGGCGCGGTCCATCGCGGCGTCGCCGAGCGGTGTGCCGGCAAGCATGCCGAGGCCGCGGCGGTAGCTGTCGAGCAATGCCAGGTGGTCCTGCAGCTCGACCGGCTCCATCTTCCGCTCGCGAACCATCTGGCGAATGATCTTGGGCACGAAGCCGGCGTTTTTGGCTTCCTCCATCACCGCCTTGATGTCCTCGCCGAGCGAGGCGCGTTCCTCGTGCAGGCGCTCGACGCGCTCGACATAACGGGCGAGCGCGCCCTCGTTGATGACCCCACCGAACTGGTCGGGAATTTCACTCCGCAGCGTCTTTGCCATCCTCCGCCTCTCCGTGGTTGATTTCAGTTGCGCTAAGGCCGAGCCCGCGCTGAATCGCAGCGAGGTCGCGCGGGTCGGCGGTGCGTCGCGTAGTGGTCGGGGTGCGCTCGGCGACGGCAAGGTTCGCGCGGAATTCGGCGAGCCGCCGATCGACATAGGCGATGTCCTCGGGCGTCGGGTCGGGCCGGCGCTCCGGGCGCGGCGGTGTCAGGCTGTATTTGCCGCCGGTCATCATCTCGACCGCCTGGTTGACGAAAACCCCGTCGAACCAGTCGCCGCGCGGGTCGCACTGGTATTTCTGGCTAAAGTCGGCGAGCCGCACCCGGCGCCAGGCGTAGCGGTATGCGTGAAATTCCCGCTTCTCGTGGTCGTCGAGCGCTTTCAGTCCGCCAGCCTCGACCTTGTCGACCAGCGCGCGGCGATGATCTTCGGACGGGAAGAAAAGATCGGTCATGCCTCGCGGACCGCATCGCCACGAGTGTAGCGTATAAATCCGCGCTCTTTCCCGTACGCAATCAACTGATTAAAATGTGCTTTCAGACCAGCGATTTTGCCCTCCATATTATCGAGATTCCAATTCCAATCGGCCTCACTCATCCTATTGACCAATACATATCCGCGCGGCCGCCCTCGCGCATGCTCTCGCGGATAACGTGGCTGTAAGCGCGGATAACGTTCGAAAAGCTCTAATTGGGTCTGGTATTCTTTTTGATATTCGTCTTCGTCTTCTATATGACTGTCACATCCGTTTTCATCGGCGCTTGATTGCATTTTCGGGTCGCCCGACGACGTAGCCGCGCCGGAAGGTTGACGTTTATCTTCATCTTCCCATCTTGTACGCAGTAACTCTCGTGTTACCTGCTTAAATCCCATATTGGCTGCCAGATAAATAATCGGGCTATCCCTTTCGATACCGCCGTCTAAATCAAGATTGTCAAGCGCCGTGCGCGCGACCGCCGCGACATCGATATTCCGGTCCCAGCGCAGGCGTTCAAGGATTGGCCGGATATATTCGGCTATCCGCCGCTCGTCTCTGGCATCCTGTGTTCGTTGAGCCCTTGGCATCGTCGCCTCCGCTGTGTTTAAGTGTTTCTAAGTGTTTCGCCGTTCCCGTTTCGGACGCGGAGTTGGAAACGCTTAAAAACTCTTAAGGGGTAAGTTGAATGTCGCGCGGTCGGGGTGTCGTACAACGTGGGATTGTTATCGCTTTGACCCGCACGCCTCTGTTGAGCGTGCCCGAACTGGCGTCGCGGGTTTACCAATGCAGGCTCGATGAAGTGACTAAGGTTCACCTCGTCGCCACACGCCGCGCGCTGCGGACATTGGTTGCTACTAAGGTCCTCCGCGAAGCGCAGTATTCCTCCGGTGCCGGCCGGCCGACATGGGAGCTCGCAGGTCCACGGTTGCGACGACCAGCGCAGGCGCAGCAGCGTGCCAAACGTATCAAGTTGGCTTGACGCCACCACTTCGGAGGCAGCGGCGGCAACATCGGCCGCGGTAATCACGCGCCGATCCCCTGTTGGAGTTTCCACGCGCGCATGTCGTCCCAGCCGGCGCCGCGCATTCGGCGGTCGGTGTCGTCGAAGGCCCGCTGCGCCACGGCCGGATCGTCATCGACCATCGCGGCCCAATAGGCCGCCAGTTCGTCCGGTCGTCGTCGGGCCTGCAGGTAGCGGGCGTGCTTCTGCTGAAGCTGCGCGCGGATCTTGGCCTTCAGCGCTGGCGGTTTCCCTGCGCGTGCTGGAGAACGGGTATCAGACCCGTTCCGACCTGGGCTTGTCTCCTTTTGTTCTTCAAGGGGAGCGCAGCGACCCTCTTCAGGATTCCCTTTTCCGTGCTTTTCGCTTTCCCCTTCTCTCGCGCGCGGAGCGTCAAGGGACTCAGGAAGAGGTTCAGAAGTAGAGGGAGAATCCTGGGAGACAGCTACGCTGTCTGAGTCTGAGTCCGTGAATTTTTCGGTTTTCGGTGACGAATTATCCAGCAAATCCGGTTGGTTAGTATCGCGTTGGGGGTGCGCGACTTTGGGGGGTCTCGCTTTACCGCGATGGGACGCTTTTTCGCGTCGCGCCTCGGCCTCGCGGACCATCCGCCGACAGAAAATCGTCCCGTCCTCGGTGCGCGAAAAGACCCCGCGCTTTTCAAGTTCGCGGATCCAGCGGGAGACATCCTGCTTGCGCTGGTTAGTGGCGGTCGCGAGATCGCAAATCGAACACGGGGCGCCGTTGATGACGACGTGGCCGTAAGGTGTCGCGGCCGCGGCGATCGCCAACATTTCGAGCCAGAAGCCGCGCGCTGCCATCGAGCACATGCGCACGCCCGGGTCGAGCAGCCAGTCATTCCAATACCAGACCGAGGACGGGTTTTTGGCCATCGCGTCTATCCCCTCGAAAGGGGCAGGGGTTCTTTAATGTTCTTGAATAATTCCCATTTCTGGCGATGGCTGATCATGGTCGATATCCCCCCAAAGGGCATGATTGGCTTCGTCCCCAGCCCCCGGCTTTCCCCAGCCGGGGGCGTCGTCATCTAGGGATGGAAGTCCCGGCGAATTCCCGCTTCTTGCGCGCGCGCGGCTGGCGCCGGCGGGCCTCAACCTCAGCGGGCCAGGCGAGCCCGAGTGGCCAATGGGTGTCGAACCACATCGAGGCGCGCTCGGCCGATCGCGCGGTACAGTCGAGCCCGGCGAAAAGGCGGGTAAACATCTTGTCGTTGCCGACCGCGTGGATGCTGAGAGTGGATTCGGCGATGTCACTCCAAGCCAGATAGGCCTTGGCCAGGATAATCAGCTCTGCCGTCGAATACATTCGCAGAGGCTATGCGAGGGCTTTAGGCGGCGTCAAGCCCCTCGCGAACCCTCAGGCGGTCGCCCGCTTTGGCCACACAAGACTAGAAAATATTCGATAGTTATGATACCTAGTCGCAACACGAAGGGCGACAATCAGCGATTGCGTGGTTAACAGAGGCTCCGGGGAAATCGGATTATGGCTTGGTCAGAAGAGGCCTTAAAGGCCCGTCTTGTGGCGCGCGCGGCCGAACTCGGCAAACCCTTGCGTGTATTGCTCGCCGAGTCTGGCATCGGTCACGACACCCTCGACAAGCTGCCAGCTTCCGGGCGGCGCATCGACACCTTGGAAAGAATTGCGACGGCCTTCGGATGGAGCCTCGCCGAAGTGATGGGATTTAACGTGCTGGGCCGTATCGACCTCGAATTGTCGCAAAGGGCATTTGCTGCCGCCGAGCGAGTGATCGAACGCCTGCCGCGCGGCACTCATATCCGCGAACGCCTGGTCGAGGCTCATGCCTATATCTATGATGCCCTGGCGGCCCGCCAACGAGACGGTCGACCCATCGATGACGCCACCTTAACAGCTTACGAAGAAATGCTGATCCGCGCCTGGGAGGGCCAAGGCCCGGCAACAGCGGATCTGCCGAAGGTGCCCTGAAATAGAGCACGACGAGCACGCTCGCATAAGCGAGCAGCCGCACCGTAAACCAAATCCACGCATCCAAATCCGTTGCCGAAGCGATCCATAAGAGGTAGGCGGTGCCGACACAGATGGCCGCCAAGGCGACACTGCCGCCGACAACGCCACCGAGAAAACAGGCGATCGACAAGGCAAACAAATCCGCCCACAGGCTCGGCAGATCGGGTCGAAATGGCGGCGACAGATCGATCACGTAAAAGGCGACGGCGGCAAGCGCCAGCGGCGCCGCGACCGTTAGCAGCAATGTGCGCGTGATCCGCCACGGGCGTTCTCGCTTCGAATTGACGCGATAGTTTTCTCCCTCGGCCGTCATCCAGTCGAGCATCCGGGCGATAGCCTGTTGTTCCTGATCCTGTTCAATCATGAGTTTAACCGTCCTTTTTTAGACGTGCGTCAGGAAACGCGATCCCCCCGCTCGACAAGGTTAATCACCCCGTTGCGAATCGACAATCCCGGTTCGGAGGGTCTCTTGACAAATTAGAAAGCTTTCGAGACGATCGCGGCCGATCAGTCGATTTAAGGCGGGATCACATGGTCGACCCCCGGCGTCACAACGCGATGCGCATCGCCCTCGACGAGGCGCAATTCCGCCGCCTCGTTGCGGGTCAGGTGGTGACCTTCAAGGCGGGCGATCAGCAACGGATCGAAGTCCAGTGCATTCTTAGCGACATCGGCTGGTCGAAGATCCTGCAGGCAGTGGTCGATGGCATGGGATCGAAGGGTCCGCCCGACCCGCCCGAAGCGCGCGAGTTCCTGCCGAACCGGTACACGCGGCGGCCGCAATGAATTACGAGGCCGCTTATAAGCAGGGGCCACTTTACTCCGAAAAATATTATCCGCGGGCATTTGTCGGCAGTGGCTTGATGAAAATGTGGGCTGGCGAAGAGAATTTGTCGCCTCTTGAGCGTTATATCGCCGGCTTCAGATTTAATCCGTGCCCCGAAGGCAGAATGTTCGAATTGCCATATCCGCCTTTTTCCGCTTGGGCATTGCGTGAAGCCGAAATTCTACTAACCAATGTGATAAGATTCGTCGCTGCAATCATGGGGAATGCAAGGCACTTGCCCGAGCGCTTGCGCATTCTCGCCATGTTGCATCCCGATCTTGGCGTTAGGATAGTTGCCGCAGGGTATTTGTTGCTGTGTTACAAATTCGATTGTTTGTTGCCGCAAGGGCCGTATTTCGCGACTATGGATTATCCCGAAGATTGGGATCGTCCGTATGAAGACGGAAAAGCGTTTGCGCGGACTTGGGGTGAGCTTCGATGACCGGGCTCGCAACCATCATTCGCTGTAGCGCCCTAACGGGATACCCGGATTGCAACCGGCGCGGCGCGGCGCGACTGTTCTGGCGCGAAATCTCGACGATGGGCTTCCGGTTGCGCTCGACGCCGCGCGGCATCGGCGCCGCGATCGGCTCGGCAGTGCACAAGGCGGCCGAGGTCATCCTCAAAGAGAAGGCCGAAACCGGAAGTCTGCCGCCGTCGACGATTGCCGCGGACTGCGCCGCCGAGACGCTCGCCGAGAGCATGCGCGAAGGCGTCGAATTCGATCGCACGACCGCGAACCGGGTCGAAGGCGAGGTTACCGCGGTCGGGATGGCACGGGCCTATTACCGCGTGGTGGCGCCCGAGGTCGAACCGATCATCGTCGAGGAACGGCTAGAGGCCGAAGTGGCACCCGGTCTGATCTTGTCGGGCCAGCCAGACGTCGTGGCGCGCGAGCCACATCGCGTGCGCGATTTGAAAACTTCGCTCCGTGACGGCGGCAGTCACGCGCCACAAATCGGCGGCTATTCGCTGTTGGCCCGTAGTCACGGCCTCGACATTCAGGAAGCGGCGGTCGACAACATCAAGCGCGTCGCCATCGGCAAGCCGCAGCCCGACCCGATATCGAAACCGGTCGCGGTCGCCCAGGCCGAGACGGCGGCGATCAACATCCTGCGTCATATCGAGGGCGACCTCGCGACGTTCCGCAACGGCGACCCGGTGCGCCGGATCCTGCCCGGCGACCCGTGGGCGTTCCAGGCGAACCCCAGCTCGATCTTGTGCAGCCCGAAATACTGCCCGGCCTTCGGCACTGAATTCTGCCGCGAGGGAGACCCGGCAAAAGAAAGGAATGGGGTGGGATGAAAGATCAAAAGACGGAACAATTCCTCGAGCAGGGCGGCTACCGCTACGAATATCACCCGCACGTTGATTTCTCGGAAATCGATCTCAAGGCGTCCTATGAAAACCCGGCACGATTGTTGCGCCGCGTCGATGAAGATCGAGCGATCAGTTACGCGCTGGCAATGGAGGAAGGGACCGAATTCCCGGCCATTGTGCTGTTGACCCATGACGGCATCCCCCCCGCGCAATATCTGATCGCGACTGGGGTGCACCGCACCGAGGCGGCGAAATTAGCCAATCGCACGGATTGCGATGCTTATGTCGTAACCGAGGGTGATGTTTATCGCCGGGAATCGTTGATCCGCCGTCTGAACACAATTGAAGGCCAGGGGGTGTCGATCCGCGATCGCGTTCTGCAGGTCTTACAGTTGCATGAGACCTATCCTGATCGCTCGCTGAAGCAACTTGCGAAAGAATGGAACCTGAAGGAAGGACAGGTCAAAACCGGCTGGACGGAACAGCAAGCCATGATACGCGGGCGGCGCTTTGGTTTTGATTTTGCCAAAGCGAAGCTGTCGCGGTCGAGCGTCTTGGCATTGCAGGGCATTCAAAACGATGTTGTGTTTGGCAAAGCAGCACAATTCGCCGTCTTGGCTGGTGCTTCAACCGCCGAAGTCGATGAGCTTTGCAAAGAGGTCAAGAAAACCCGCGATGAAGCCTCTGGTTTGGCGACGGTAGAGCGGGCGACGCAAACCGCGGCGACGCGCAAGATGCAGGTCCAAGCCAAACACGGTCGCATCTCACCGGCGCCAGCGACCAAATTCTTCGCGACAATTCGCACTCTCAATAACCTGGCCGACAAGGGCATTGAACAATTGTATCTGTCGGCCTATTCGCGGCAGGATCTGGCGCGCGTCTTATGCGACGGCACCATTGACCTGCTGAAACGGGTTATCGCCGAGCTCGACCGCATCAAACGTCTGGAAACGCCGCCGAGTCTGCGCCGCGGCGTCGGCGGCGTGGAATTGCACGTCTAATGGGGTGGCAAGCCGAAGTCTTCGCCCGATTGCGCGATCGCCAATGGCACAAACTGGGCGAGTTGTTCGAAGCGGTCGAGCAGCAAATCCCGCTGCATTACGCGATGCGTTATGTGATGCACCCGGGGCGCAGCCGCACGCGCACCGAAATGCCGGTCAACAGTGTCGCGCGCTGGGAATATTTTCTCAGCACTGTGGGGACGATCGGCATCGAGAGCGACGGGGACCCTTGCAAACGTAAATGGAGCGACCACGCTCGTTTGCGCTATGTCGCCGACCAAGTGTGCGGCGATTGCGGCGGTCCGGTCATCAAAGCAACCTGGGCGGCACATCATTCGGTCGCTTGCCTCGCCTGCGAGGCGGCGCCAGCACTGCGCGACCTGCCGCCGCCAACGAAAACCATCATCCCGGTCCCGCCGCTGCGGCCGATTTCGGAAAAAATGTCGGTACCGGCGATTGTGATGCAGGCCCCGAGGCCCGCACCAGCAAAGCCGCCGCCGGCGTGGTTCTATCGCTTCCGCCGGGCATTCGCTGTTTACCTGAAATTCAAACGATTGCCGTTTCTGTCGCCGACTAAAATTCAAAGGGAATTGGACCGCTATCACGATAACGTGGATCAAGTGTGTTTGCGCTACGGCAAGCCTCCGCTTACGCAACCCGAATTGAACGGATGGGTGCAGAATTACTTTCAGACGCATCCGCGTTAGTTGATAGGCGTCCCTTCCCCGAAGGCGGACACCGCGAAGAACACGATCCGCCGCAACCCCGCATAGCGAGGAAGTAGATGGCTCAGACCACCCGCCCGCAACTCGTCGCCCCGCGCCAGGTCGCTACGCTCGACGCCGTCCGCACGATGACCGGCGGATTTGACATTGACGCCTGGCACGTGATGGAGGAGCGCGACAACGCGCTGATCGCCGACGAGGTCCTGCACGGGCCGGGCTCATCGAAATTCGTTTACAGTTTCGACATCGCCGGCCAGCGCGAGCCCGCGACCGGGATCAGCGTCGTCGGCGCCCGCCACTTGGCGAACCACTACAAGGGTCTAAAGCATCGTCTCGTGGCCGCGACGCAAAAGACGGGAGCACTCTTCATCTTTACCAGTTATCCGGCCGAGAACATGCCGATGACGGTCTCGTGCTCGGTCGTCCCGGAGCTCGAGAACGAAGACGATTTTTATTCGGCTATCTGCGAAGTAATCGACGTCAAAACGGGGAACAGTCTCCAGTCCGAGCGGCGCGAATTGCGGTATGGGGAACGCCAAGGCGGCGGGCAGTTCGAGCGGCCGCATTACGCGACGATCGCGCAATCGAAAGCCTATCGCAATGCCGTCCTCGCCCTCATCCCGCAGGACATCGCGATCCGCTGGAAGCTCGAAATGCTGCGGCTAAAAAAGGAAGAGGTCATCACCGAGTCGGTGATCGACCAGAAGCGCGCCAACGTGCTGCAATTCGCGGCGCAAAGGGCCATCGCCCTCGACCGCCAGGCTATCGATCATCTGACCCTCGACCAAATCGCCGGGCTCGGCGACGCCGCCCGCGAGGGGCGGTTGCCAGCCTTTGTCGAGGCGGCACGGGCGCTCGGCCTCGAGGTCGCGCAAGAGTCCACCGAGGCGGCGAGAACGCCCGCGCCGGCCGCAGCGGCGCCCGCTGAAAGCGCAAATCGCCGGCGGGCGGCAACCGTAGCCCCGGCGCAAACCACCGCCGCAGCGGCCCCCAATCGGCCGGAGGAGCCGGCTGATCGTCCTCGGGAAGATGCAGCAGTCGGGCAGCAACCTTCCGAGGGCGCGCCGCCGCAACCCGGCGGGGAACGGGCGCCACCAGGTGGTCAGCCGGCGCAACAGACGGCACAACCCGCGCAACGGCGCCGGGTCAATTTCGAGGCGTGAGGCGAAAGATGGAAGAAATCGAGCGTCTCGAAATCGACCCCGATCGTTTCGAGATCGGCCGGACGATCGCGTCGATCGACGAGTCGACGACCGTCCAAATCGGCGAAGGTAAGGACCGGCTTCTGGTGCGCGCGTCGCCGCGGCGCGAAGGTTGCGGCGAGTGCACCTTTTGCTGCACCGTCCTCGGCATTAACGAATTGCAAAAGCTGCCGATGACCCGGTGTCGGCATGTTGCCGGAAAGGGCTGCGGGATTTACCCAAACCGCCCCAAACCATGCCAGGAATATGCCTGCGGCTGGTTGCTCGGCAATTTCGATGCGCGCTTCCGGCCCGATCGCGTCGGCGCCTCGGTGACGTTCTATGTCGCGCCAGACTTCGGGTTTTATGCGGTTGTCGTCGTCAACAGCGCAAAGGTCCACCACAAGCGGCTGCGCCAGCTGCTCGATCGGCTGTTCAGTCAGCTGCCGGAAATCCGCGTCATCTATGACGACAAGCACGGGTCGATTTACCGCCACGGTCAGCCGCCGCAGCGCTTTCGCATGATGAAACGGCCCCCGGGCGATTACGAAAACGCGCTCTACCTCATGCTGGATTGATCGGCGATGAACATCGAAATCGCGCTGCGCAATTTCCGCGGTTGCGAGCGCGCCGATATCGAATGCGCGCCGATCGCCCTCGTCGCGGGCAGGAACGCCGCCGGCAAGTCGAGTCTGGCGCAGGCGACGGGTGCCGTGTTGTGCGGCGCCGGCTTGCCGCTCGCCGGTCTCGCGAAGGCCTCGGCCGGATTGCTGGTCAAGAGCGGCGCCAACGAAGCACGCATCGTGATCAAGGGGGAATCGGGAACAGCGCGGATCGATTGGCCCGCCTGTCAGCCTTCGGCGCAGGGCGAACCGCCGGCGGCGTCGGTTTATGCCGCGGGGCTCTTGAGCATCGCTGTTGAAGCGCCGGCAGACCGCGCCCGAACCCTCGGCAAATACTTGCACGCCGATCCGACGCGCGAGGATCTCGCCCGCGCCCTCGTCGACGAGGAGATGGACGACGACGCGGTTGCCGTCATCTGGAAACTGATCGAGGCGCAGGGCTGGGATGGCGCGCACACGCTGCGCAAGGAAAAGGGCACCGAATACAAGGGCGCCTGGCGCCAGGTCACCGGGGCGAACTGGGGCAACCGCGTCGGCGCCTCGTGGGTTCCGGCCGGTTGGCAGTTCGAATTTGAGGAGCCAAAGGAAAACGATCTGCTCGCCGCACTCGCGCTCGCCAAGGGGAACCACGACAAGGCGATTGCCGCCGCCGCCGTGTCGGGCGCGGAGCGAACTCGGCTCGCGGCCGAGGCAGCAGCTGTCGAACCCCGCAAGGACGCCTTGCAACAGGCCGAGGCGACTGCCGAACGGCTCGCCGGCGAGCTTGTCGTCGCCCGACAGGCGCGCGCCGCGCTGCCCCCGGGCACTGTCGATCCGGGCATGCCGTGCCCGCACTGCGGCGCCTTTGTCGTGTTGCGCCGGGTCAATCTCGCCGAAACCCGGCTCGAACCGGCTGAGGCGGCGCCGCCCGCTTCTGAACTCAAAAAGCGCCGCGATGCGATTGCCAGAACCGATGGCGATGTCAGCCGGTTGACCGGTCAGGTGGGCGAGGCCGATCACGCCGTCGACCAAGCCCGCTTTAGTATGCAAACCGCTCTACTCGCCCGCACCAGTCTCGACAAGATGCCGCCGCCGACCGAGGCCGAAGTCGATGTCGAGGCCGCCAAGGCGGAGGTTGATGCCGCCCAACAGCGGCTGATCGGGTTCCGGCAAAAGCGCGACGCCGACGATCTGCACGACAAGATCATGACCAACAACGCGGTGATCGACATTCTGGCGCCCGACGGGCTGCGAGCGAAAAAGCTCGGCCACGTCCTCGAACTGTTCAACACCGCGCAGCTCGGCCGGCTGAGTCTCGCCGCGGGCTGGAACCAGGTCACTGTCGATGCCGAAATGACATTCGTCTATGGCGGGCGACCCTACGCGCTGTTGTCGACCAGCGAGCAATATCGGGTCCGCGCCGTGCTGCAGGTGGCGATGGCGCATCTCGACGGCTCGGCGATGGTGGTGCTCGACGCCGCCGATGTCCTCGACGGTCCCACCCGCTCAGGCTTGTTCGATCTGCTTGATGAAGCCGGGCTGCCGGCTCTCATCTGCATGACGCTCTCGCGGCGGGAGCAGGTCCCGGACATCGAGGCGGACGGGCTTGGCATGTCCTACTGGATCGAGGACGGCGTCGCGCAGCCGCTGCACGAGCTCGCCGAGGCCGCGGCATGACCCTCGACGATTGGCTCGCCGCGAATTGCCGCTACCTCGAGGCGACGGTCCAAGACCTGCCGGCGAAGGGTGACTTGCCGCCGTTTTTCGCCGCAATGAAAGACGGTATGCCGATTGTCGTGGGACTCGATTTTCGGATGCTCGACAAGGCCTTGGCGGTCAATCTGTTTCAGGCAGTTCTCAAACGCGCCGGGGCCGATCAGTACGCGATCATCGTCGCCGCCTGGTATGTGAGGGTGCGCCAGGACGAAAATTTCGACGCCACCTTTCGACAACTTGATCGAGAAGGTACGGGCGGCGCCTACAAGGATCAGCGGCGCGAATGCTATCAGGTCGTTGTCGGCGACCGCGAGCGCTCGCTGGGCGCGCTCTTTGACGTCGAACGCGACTACAAAGGCAAAATCCGCCGCCTGATCCGGCAATCGGGCACGCCCAAAGATATGTTCGGCCGCATGGTCGATCTGCTGGTCCCCCAGACGAGGCACTGAAATGGCGCGAATAGACGATGGGAACGGCGATCTCCCCGACCTCGGCCCGTGCTGCATGTGCGAGGGCGGGCCCACGCACAACCTGATCATGTTAAGTCAACGCGGCGCGATCCCCGGCCACGGCTGGGGCTGTGTCGTCTGCGATCTGCCGCTCGACGGCGCCTATGCGGTGCTGTGCGAGGCCTGCATCATCCGGTGGCAGCAGGACAATTCATTGTTGACAATCGCGTGCCGTGGCTGGCCCGGCGAGGGCCGCATCCCGATCGCGGAGTTGCCGGCGGGCGCGTTCGACCACGATATGAGCAAGCACCCGGAGGAGGCAGCCCGAGCCTATAAAATGAGGCAGGAAATCGAAGTGCCACAAGACCCAACGCCGACCGTGAACTAACCCCTTGACAATACACGCGTTTTGTGTATAATGGCTCGCGTTCGTCTAACCTTTCGTCAGCGCGATATCACGGCGGCGATCAAGGCGGTCGAGGCGGCCGGTCATAAGGTCGCGCGCGTCGAAATCGGGCAAGATGGGCGTATTGTGGTGGAACTGACGCCGCCTGTTGTCAGCGGAACGGCGCCAGAACCAAAGCCAAAACCCAATCCATGGGATGAGGTCTTCGATGAGGATTATAAAGCGTTTTGATTACATCAATCAATATCGCGATCGGCACGGTCGGCAGCGGTATTATTTTCGCCGCAAGGGGCAATCTCGAATACCGTTGCCCGGTCTCCCTGACTCGCCGGAATTTGTCGAAGCTTATCGCGCTGCGCTTGCCAACCCAGGGACGCGCGAAATTGGTGAGAACCGTTCCCCACAAGGTTCGCTGAGCGCGGCCATCGCCCGTTATTACGGCGATCACAGTTTTCTTGCCCTGGCGCCGATCACGCAAAAGAACCGACGCGCCATCCTCGAGCGTTTCCGTAAGGCGCACGGCGACAATTCGTTGCGTGAGCTGTCGCAAAAGCACGTGATGGCGATCCTCGGCAAATTGCAACCCTTCGCCCAGCATGGCTACCTCAAAGCCGTGCGGCACTTGATGCAATATGCTGTTCGAGCCGGGTTGCGCGACGATGATCCCACCGTCGGGGTCGCCCAGGCCAAATCAACCAGAACCAAGGCCGACGGACGCGAGCGCGGTTATCACACTTGGACCGAAGACGAGATCGCACAATTCGAAGCCAAGCATCCAATCGGTTCGCGGCCGCGGCTGGCGATGGCGTTGTTGCTCTATACCGGGCAACGCCGCGGCGATGTCGTGCGCATGGGGCCGCAGCATTTCCGGGGTGGCAAGTTCACGATCCGACAGCAGAAGACCGGACAACCGATGGACGTCCCGATTCATCCCGAGCTGGCGCATATCATCGCGGCGTCCGAATGCGGCAATTTGGCGTTTCTGATGACCCAATTCGGCAAGTCGTTTGCCGTGGCCGGGTTTGGCAACGCGTTTCGCGATTGGTGCAACGAGGCCGGCTTGTCGCACTGTTCGGCGCACGGGCTCAGGAAGGCGATCTGCCGGCGCTTGGCCGAAGCCGGGTGCACGGCGCCGCAAATCGCCGCGATATCAGGTCATCGAAGTCTCAGGGAGGTGCAGCGCTATATCGACGCCGCCGATCGTTCGCGCATGGCAGAGGCGGGGATGGCCCGATTGATTCAATTCCCAGAGCCTAGCGGAAGCGGGTCACCGCTTCCGCTAGTCATTGCGAACCAACCGAGATCAAGAAAGTGACTAACCTCCCCACCCCGGTTAGTCACTTAGATCGAAAACGTCAACGAAATCAACTCGATTTTAGAGGGATGGCTCCCCGGGCCGTACTATAACTAGCCAATGAATTCAACGTCTTACGATGACTAACCTTCTCCATTTCGCGATCAGACATCAATGGGTTACGCGCAATGTGCCTAACCTCGCACCGGGCAAATTAACCAAAGCGGACGCGGGTCGCCGCTTTCCGTCTATGCGATTTCTCTCGCGTCGAGGATCGCCAGCGCCTCCTTGTGGCGTGAGTCGAGGCGGGCGAGCCAGCCTCGGCCAAAGGTCGCGAAGGTGCCGAGCCCGCGGTAGTAACGCTCGTGGCGGGCCCGGAGGTCATCGATCAGCTGGCGCGGGTCGGCCTGCGCCGCGGCCGCCAGGGTCTGCGGTCCGATCCGGCCATCGACCAGGACGCCGAGCACTTCTTGCAGCAGTTGCGCTGAACGGAAGGTGCCGGCATTCACCCCCATGTCGAAAACCATATGGTCGACGCCGTGGGGCAATTTGTCAGCGCTGATCGGGTGCCAATAGTTCTCGCGATAGATCTCCCGTGCCGTCTGCTCGCTGATCCCACGAAGTTCTTCCTTGGTCGCGTTCGGGCGCTTCGTCCAGGCGCGATAGGTGGCGAGCGTGATGCCGCGGTTGGTGGCGCCGCCGGGGTCGGCCGGGTGGTCGACATAGCCGCCTTCGTGCCTGAGCGTGTGATCTACGGCGCGCGGAAAGTTGTCAGCCATTCATTCCTCCGGTGGAGCTGGCGGCGACGGTGGCGGTCGGCCGGCCACCAGCAATGCCAGGATCGTCGTCAAGATTTCCGACCAGTAATCGCGGATCAAGGCTCCGATGCCGATTTGGTTGCACGTCCCCGCCGCGAAGCGCCCGGTCAAAGTGCCGACGACGCAACCGGTAACGACCAGCGCGATAAGGCCCATGGTCACAATGACGAGCACGGCGAGCAGCCAGAACGCCGCCCGTAAAATGTCGAAAGGCGGACGCGGCGCGGGCAAGCGTCAAGCTGGCGCCGGCGCCGGCCACGCGCGCTCCAGCTCCTCGATGCGCTCGGCCAGCTCCTTGACCGCGTTTACCAGCGCGTAAGTCAATGCGCCGCCGTTATATCCCTCGACTGTTTTCGGCGGCTCGGTTCGCAATGCCGCCGCGATCCCGTCATCCTCGACTTCAAGCTGCACGACCATTTCCGGCATCGGGCCGCGATAATCTTCGGACGCAATACCGATAAGGCGGCGCTCGCTGTAAATCATCGGCTGTAATTGACGGAGCGCGGCAAGCCCATGTTCGTAGGGTTCGATCGCCTCGGCGCGAGTGTGCAAAACGAGCGACGTATTCCAGGGACCTCCCTGGTAACTGGCACCATGCGCGGCAGAAAAAATGCCGCCTGGGTCTAGATTTATTTCATACCCACGATAACAGCGATTTATGGCATAGATGAAACCGCCGCCGTTAATGTCCAGTTGACCGCCGATGACCGTATTGCCTTGAATATCCGCCGTGGTGCAGCGAAAATAATTCGTCACAACTTGATTGTGGCCGGTAATGTTAACAAAACTGCCATCGCCGCCGCAATCGAGATTGCCAATGACGGTACCGCTGCCGAACTGCCACGTATTGCCTTGGCAGTGTCCATGAATATTTGCCGAGCCGAGGCTTGCGTTGTAATTAACGACTAGATTGCCATCGACCGTGCCGCTGCCGCTCGTCCAGGTATTGAGCGCCGTATTACCGGAGACGACAAGGCTGCTGGATTGGATCGCGCCGGGAACAACAAACCCGCCCGAGAATTGGCCGTCAACACGAAAGCCAAGGAATGAGCCATCAAAAACCCAGCCGATATTATGAGCATTGCCCAAAGCGGGATATTGGACGCCCTGGCCGCCGACCCGGACAATGTTAGCCGCAACAAGATTATTCCCCGCGCTCACATCGCCGACCGCCGAGATGGTATTGCCAGTCAAATTCCCGGTAATGTTCGCAGGGCCGTTGTAGGTGAATACTCCACCAGTGCCCAGCGTCAGACGAACCACGTCCCCGGTTATGTCGGTGATCGAAAAGGCGCCGCTCGAATCCGTGCCACATGCCCATGTACGAACGCCGATAACGGTAGTGACAAGACGTGCGTGCAATGACGGCGCAGCCTGCTGATCGGCTCTAATGGTCAGCAAATCCCCACCGCCAGGGCGATAGAGCGCCCCGCCAGACAATGGCAAAAAGCCTGCGAGGTCGGGGTTAGCGGCCTCGGCGATGCGCTGGATAGCCTGGTAGAGTTGGCTGCTGTCGGCCTTGTCCGCCGCCATCCCGATACTGGTGATCACGGTCAGGATTTCCTCCTGTACCATGTTCAACCACCAGGCATCGACAATCGTCGCCTCGGCCCCAGAGGCCGGGTTGCCGTCCGTGAAAAAGCCAGGGGCAAATGGCGGCGGGGTTATCGGGATCGAGGGGACCGCGCTCGGACTGTCAATTCTGAACACGCGGAGTCTCCCCGTCGAGCGCGGGCATGCCGCTGCCATTGGCCATAGCTTGTGCCTGCCCCTGTTGGGCAAGCTTGCGGATTAGCGGGTCGACGATCCGCCAGGGTCCCCCCTCGCCCAGGATGGCGAGCACCTGGTTCCATTCTGCGGCGGTCATCGTCATGGTGATTTCAGCAGTGGCGTCCATCTGTCCCCCCTCATCTGTGCAGCAGCTCAGCGCGCAAGGCAGCAATCGCATCATCGACATATTGCTTGGTCGCGGCCTCAAGGTCCTCAACCGGATCGGCAGGGAGCTGGACAGGGAGCAGGAAGCTCGCGCCATCCTTGGTGATCGAAATCACTGCGCGGTCTGGCAACCCCCACTCGGTCGTAGTGCCGATTTGCAGGCCGCTCCCGTCATTCCACAGACCGACATAAGGGTCGCCAAACCTGCTGGTAATCAGGGCAAATGAAGGGACAGCCGCTTCGGACCCGACGACGCCTTGCACCCAGACGCTATTACCGGCTGCGCTCGTAGCCCCCATCAGTATCGGGTTGCGGGTTTGCGTCTCACCGATATTGAAAAATTCGGAGTCGCTCCACATCCCGTAACCTGAAGTCACTGCGTCAAGCGGCGGGACAATGTTGAGCATAGTCGTCGCTATATTCTGAAACGGACCGCCAGCCTGTATTGCGCTGATCTCGTCCCGCGCATGCAGGAAGTTGCGGCGTACGCTGTCGGTCTGCGGCCGGCCCGTAATCGGCAATGACGGATCAATCTGACTAACCATTAGGGCATGTCCCAGAGCGAGCTGCCGCCGTCCCATTCGGAATAACCCTCATCCCAAATCGAACCGACATAGGCGAATTGCAGGATGGTGTGAGCCGGCTTCAGAGGCTCGATGACGCATTCCAACATCCGATTGCCCCAGCGCCGCAGCCGCTCCCCAGCAGTGCTGCGGCCAGCCCGGAATGACCAGACGCGATTATTGATCGCGGTAATCCGCCATGTGTAAAGCCAATCCTGCCCATTGACGCGCTCGCCAGCTCGATTGGCTCCAGCGCGGAAGGCAAAAAACTCGGTGATCGTGATATCGAACCCAAGCGCGGCTGCGACGGCGATATAATAGGCTTTGCTCTGCCCGCCCCTCGATGCCAGCTTGAACAGGACCGCCGCGCGCCGTTCCTGAAGCCCGGTCAAGGGCGGCTGGATGCAGGGGTCAGGCAGGCCGCAGATGCGTTCCCAATCGGCCAGAGTCTCCAGCGCCGTGCCAGGATAGGACTCGGTCAGCAGGTCACAATCCCGATGCGTGACCCTGGCAAATTCGACCGCCAGCCCGGCAAAGGTCCGCATCAACACCGTGCGCGGCTCGCGCGGCCAGGCCCAGCCCCGAGGCAGCAGGTCTGCGAGCACCTGGGCGTAGTCGTCGCCAGTCAGACCGTAGACCGGCTGGCGCTCGTTCTCAGGCTGCGCTTCGCGGGATAATTCGACCCTCATTGATAGGTGACCTCCCCCAGGCCGACAATCTCACCGAGCTGCACGTCGATGCGGTCTGTTGGGCTGACCAGCACAAAGCGCCTGACGCCTGGGGTGAATGAGATAGCGGCTGACCATTGGTCGCGGTAGATCGAGCCGCCCGGTTCGGCCTCCTCCAGCAGCATGTGATAAAGCCCCTCATAGATCAGGCGGCGGATTTCCGGGGTGTCAGGCTCCAGGTCGGCAATCACCACGTCCACCGGGATCTCGACCGGGGCGAACACCAGGACCCGCGCCGTGACTGGCCGCACCGGCTCGATGTGCGCTGCCACCAGCTCCACGTCGGCAGGGGTCGGGATGCCCGAGGGGCCGCGAACCTCATCCATCATGAAGCGCACGGTCACCGAGCCGGCACCGCCCTGCAGCGGGTAGCACCAGGCCCTTGTCACCCCTGGGACCTCCAGCGCCCAGCGCACATAGTCGAACGCTGCACCCCCATGGGGCGGCTGGCGGATGCGTGCCAGGACCGCGCGCAGCAGGGCAGCGTCGATTTGCTCGTCGGCTCCCCCAGCCAGGCCAGGCTCTGCGACCTCGCCAGTGACCGCGACCCCGGCGAATGTCGTCAAAAGCTGGAGCTGCACCCCAGGCTCGGCATTGCCAGCAGCACCAGCCTCGCTCGCGTACAGAGTGACGGTGATTTGCCCCCCTGCCTCCGAGGCCCCGAGCGGGATGGTGTATTCGACCCCGTCGGCGCGCCGCACCTGGGCATCGTCGCGGATCGAGGCCCCAGCATCAGCCGGCCAGGTCGCCGGCCCATTGGCGATCGCAGCGGGGATGCGGGGGACCCCCCAGATGGACGCCCAGCGGTCCAGAAATTCCTGCTCGGCGCTGTCTGGGAACAATTGGCGGAATGACCATTCCAGCCTGCCGTACAGCAAATGCGCGGATCCGGCCTCGACCTCCGAAAATGCGCGTAGGTTGTTGACGCGAAGCCTGGTGTCGGCTCCCCGCAATTTGGCTTCTAGGTCCGCGCCGATCCTGCGGCGCAAATCCTCAAGTAGCGGGCGCTCGAAAGGCACGGCTCGACTCCGACCAGGCCCAGGAATAACGGCGGTTCAACAGCTCAGCCCCCTCGCGGATGATGACGACCCCCACATCGAGCCGCCCCGGTGCCGCGCGCGGCCATTCGGCGAGGATGGTGATTTCGTCTGCAACCCCATCCTCCAGCAGCCAGGCCAGGGCCTCGCGGCAGTAATCCTCGGCGCGCAGCCTGACCTGGTTCGTTTCCTTTTCACGGCTGATCAGCCATAGCCTCGACCCGAGCGGACCCTCTGCCGCGCCGTCATCGGCCCACCAGCCGCGCCGATCGCCATCCGTGGGGTCAGGCAGCGGATCGTCCGCCGTGGCCAGCCGATCGGTGAATAGGCTCAGGATCACGCTGGTTTCGAGGTCATCCCCCGCCACCAGATCGCCGGCCGCGAGCATCCAATCCCCTGTAAGACGGGAGGGGTCCCAAGTGGTCAGCAGGTCACTCATCGCGCCCAGCGCCTCCCACGCTGCCCTGGGGGGCGTTTATGCTGCCGGTGGCGTTCAGGTCCCCGTCCAGCTCGATGTCGCCCTTGATGGCAATCTCGGGGGCTTCGATTTCGATCTTTTCGGTTTTGATGGTCACGTCCTCCTCGGCGGTGATCACCAAATGCTTTGTCGTGATTTCGATAATGCCGTTGCGCTTCAGGACAATGCTGTCGCCTTCGTTGGTGTAGATCGCGACTGCACCAGGTTCGAGCCCGGTGAAACGCGACTGGCGGTCATCTGTCCCCACGATTGCCCCATGGTCGCGGCCTCCCCCGACAAAAACCACCAGCGCCTCGCTGTCGGCTGGGGGGGAGGATGAAAATCCGTAATTCTGGAACCGCTCGACCGCAATCTTGTCCTCTTCGTAGAGCAGCGAGACTTGATCGAGCTGCAATCCGGTTTCGTCATCCGTCGACGCAATAACGCCGCGCGAAACCATATTCATGATCCGCCGATGATCGCTCATGATGTTGGCTGCCATCCTGCATAGGGGTCACCGCCGCCGCCCTTTTTCTTGCCTTTGCCGCCTTTGCCGCCGCCCTTTTTCCCTTTGGCTGGGTCCTTTTTCCCCTTGCGTTTCGAGGGGTCGGGCAGAAAAGCATCGGGCAGAGTCAAGCCCAGCTCAGTGAATTCGCCGCCGTCGTCGTAGCTGAATTGGACCTCACCGATGATCAGTTCATGCGACAGCGACAGCCAGGGAGCCTCGACCCAGACCAGGTCGTTGGTTGCCCATAGCTTCCCATCTTCCTGCCGCCAGCCCTGGACGCCGACCGTCACCTTGAGCGCCTGGCCGACGCGCCGGCGCATCTCCCAATCGGCGCGTTGCGCTGCAGCGGCATCATCAGCCTGCTTTTCCGCCACGATGACATGCGGGCGGTATCTGGTGACCCCGGCATCTTTGGCGCGCCCGACAATCTGGGTCAGCGTCTTGGGCGCGGTCTTGCCTGGTGACTTGGCGGCTGCGGCCTGTGCCTGGATGCGCATGCGCTCGCGATAGCGCGCCGAGATATTGGGGATGTTGCGGAGCTGGCGGACTTGCTCCACCAGGCTCGGCTGCCAGCCGCCATCGCCGCCCCCGCCCCAGTCTTGATCTATCGGCCCCCCGTCTTTGGTCCTGTTACCCGGCCTTTGCGCTTTGACGATGTAGTCTGAAAATCGCTTGCTGTTGTCGAGGTCCGCTGAGGCACTGAGAATGTTTTCCCCATGTATAAGATTGGTGGTCGCACGACCGGAGCCGGCGCGCGTGAGAACCAGTCGCCCCAGCGCGTCGTCAGTGACCAGAAGCTCGTGCACACGCGACAGCCGCTCGATAAGCGCAAAACACGTCTCCCCCTGCTGGACCTGGACCTCGGGCTCGGGCGGGGTCTGGGTGTTCACCACGACCTCGACCCCAAACGGCTGCGCCAGAATGCGGGCAATCTGGCCGACCGTCATCCCCTTGAACTGCCCCCCGTCAACGGTAATGGAGCAATCCACCAGGTCACAGGTTTTCGAGCGGCCGCTTAGACTGATCGAGTGCGAATTGGCGTCGTAGCTGGGTCCGTATTTGTCAACCCAGCCAGTCAGCACGGTTTCACCGCCAAGCTGGATTTCGCAAGACTCGCCTGGGGTGATTTGCCAAATGTCCTCTTCGAGCGACCAGCGTTCGCTGACAGTCAGCTCAAAATCCCCGGTGGCGCGCTCCAGGCCGCGCGTAACCCTCAGGGTTTTCCAGCCGGCATAGTGCTCGCCTGACACCAGCAGGCTGAAAGGTGCCTCGCGCGCCTCGCGGCTCTGCTGGCTGGTGCCACGGCTGCTCGGCCTGGCAGGGGTGCGAACTTCGCTCATTGCCCAGCCGCCAGAATGCGCCCGGTGCTCGGCAGGAAGGCGGGATTGCGCGCCGTCACCCGATCGCAAATTTCGAGGTCGCGGGCAGTGCTCTGGTACATCCGCCAGGCCAAGGTGATCGAGTTGGCTGTGGCCAGGGTGCGATAGGTCACCAGCGGGTTGAGGCTCGCAGCCCGCATCATGATCATGGCATTGATGGCGTGGCGCAATTCTGCCAGCGCGCTGAACACGTCATCCTGCCCAGCATCGGCGGTCTGCTGCTCAATCGCGATGAAAACCTGGCCGACTGCCTGGCGGACCTCGATCGCCTGGTCGTAGTTGTCGAATGCCATGCCGGTGATCGAGTAACCGATTTCCCGCAAGGCCAGCTCCGCGACGAAGGCTTCCATCGCGGCGGCGTTCTGGGCGCGCTGGCTGGGCAGCGAGAGGATACGCGGCGTGGCGTAGGGGTTGAGCAGATGGCGCGGTCGGTCTGGGGCGACGTCGGGGTGCTCAGGGGCGAGCGGCTGGAAGCCTCCCGAGCCGCGCGGCGCCGAGGAGCGCCATTCCGTGGCCATGGTCAGCATGGCACCCACGACCGGGCCAGCCTCCCCTGCATCGGTGAAGGCGGCAAAGGTCCGATCGAGTGCGTCTGCCAAGGCCCTGGGATCGCCCACAAGCGAGGGGGCCTGGACGCTGAGATAATCCAGCGCGGTTATCAGGGGGGTCTGTGGCAGGTCCCCAGGGGGCAGGCGCAACATGCGCAGCCCATCGGAAATGTTGCGCACGTCGGCGATCGCCGTATCCGCGACCCAGGGTCCCGCGCCGCCGACAGAGAACAGGCCGGCAAAATTGGGCATGGCGGCATTGCTCAGCCCCCCTGCTGCATCCCCCACCGCCAGGTCAGGGTCGGCGTCCTGGGTCGGCTCGCGGACAGACCCCGCCTCGGCGAATTCCATGGCGAGCGAGCAGAACCGGCCGCGCTCGCGCTCTTCTGTCGCCGTGACGACACGGCATGCCGCCTGCAACGTGCCGAGCGTGGGGTGAACAAGTTCGCCGTGCCCATCCTCCTCGCATGCTTCGATCAAGCGGTCACGCGCGGCCAGGAAGTCGTCGCCGATGGTGTAGCCGGTGAACCGCCAGACCCTCTGACTGCGCCCCAAATCCTCAGCGAACGGAGTGTTGCGCGCCGGGTATTCGTGATCGGCCCAGCGTCGACCAGTCTCGGTGTTGACGGTGTCAACGTAGAATCTGGCACCGCGGAACGATGCCGGCCTAAGCCGGGTGCGCCAGCCGCTCATCCTGCCGCCAGCCCTGGCATCGAACGCCCGACCTCGACATTCGAACTGGCCATGCCGCGATCCCGAGTGGTCGCGGTCGCCTTGATGTCGCCGACCGTTTCGATCTTGATATTCGTCTGGACTTCACCCTCGACTCTGGCAGTTTGTTGCTGACCTCCCGCGACCCCAGCGCGCTTCGCTCCCTGGAGCAGGGATCCGCCATCCGCAGGGGCAGCAACAGCCCCAGGGGCAGCAGCAGGGGCAGCCTGACCGCCGCCGCCGAAGAAATCTTTGACTCCTTGGATTGCACCGCCAGCCAGGCCGCCGACCGTGCTGATCGCACCAGTGATTTTGCCGACCCCGGCAGCGACTGCCGAGATGATCGGCTCGATGATGCCCCAGGCCCACTGAAACACTCCGACGACGCCGCTTAGCAGATTGCCAAACCATGCCTTGAGGTCAGCCCAGGCAGTTTTGATCGGTCCTGGGATGAAATCCCCCTCAAATGTGCCGAGCCAGGTTTTTGCAGTGTCAAACTCTGCTTTAGCCTCGGTCCACTTCTCCCCGAACCAGGTCCCCACCGGACCCCAGGCGGTTTTGACAGCCTGCCAGGCTGTGCTCAGGTCCTCGCCAATCCCCTGACTGGCATCGGCGATATTGCCCTTGACCAGAGCCATTCCAGATTTTGCGCTCGCTGACAGCTCACTCCAGATCGTGCCTGCCGTCGCCGTCATTCGATCCCAGGCATCGCCCCAGGAGTCGGGCAGGTCATCGGCCGCTTCCTTGACATTGGCCGCCACCAGCTTAGCGCCCTTGTCGATCGTTTTACCGGCATCATCCCAGGCTTTCGCAATGTCCTCGCGCGCCTCCCACATCGAATAACCCAGGAAGCCGATTGCAGCAGCCAGCGCGATAATCAAGCCGATCGGGGTTGCCGCGAAGGCGGCCGAAAACGCCTTGATGGCAGCAGCGGCCCCGGTAAAGCCCCCAGCAGTGGCAATCTGCGCGGCCATGGTGGCACCGAGCAGCACCAGATGCTTGACGACATTGGCGACCGCAAGGACAAAATTGCGGTTCATGAAAATAACCGCGGCGACCATGACATTCTCCCAGCCGCCGATCTTCTTTGCGACCCAATCCAAGCCCTTGCCAAAGGACTTGACCCCCTCGTAAATCGCTTTCCAATTAATCGACTTCAGGATTTCACCGAGTTTGGTCACAAATTTGGTGACCTCCTCCTTGATGACTTTCTTATTTTCGAGCACCCATTCCTTCATTGCCTTTAGAACCGGCTCGACCGCTGGCAAAAATTCCGCGTAAATCGCGTTTTTAACGCCAGTGATTGATTTGGTGAAGTCGAGCCAGGCATCTGCTGCGGCCTCGGCCTGTTTGGTTTCCTCGGTGGTAATGATCCCGAGTTTGACCGCTTCCTGCATCAGCTCTTGCATGCTGATTTTGCCCTGGGCAAACATGTCGATTAGTTTGCCGCCAGACTTCCCGAACAACTTGATCGCCACGTCGTTGCGCAATACCGGGTTGACGTTCTTTTTAAATCCCTCCGCGACCTTGGGCAGGATCGAAGCCAAGTCCCCGGCTTTTATTTCCTGCATCGAAATCCCCATTTTCCCCAGCAGCGGGATGAGGTCCTTTGCCGCCTTGCCCCCTTTGCTGGCGGTGCCCAGGGTTTTCATGAATTTGCCCAGCGCGTCCTGGGCAACCGAGGCGTCGACCCCAGACCGCTCCGCGACATAATTGAACTGCTGGAGGTATTCAGCGGTGGTGCCAAAGCGGCGCGCGGTTTTGCCCAGCTTGTCGGCAGTGTCAATATAGCTTTTCATGCCCGCGACCGCGCCGCCCAGGCCGGCGATCCCCGCCATCGCGGTCAAGGGCCCGAGCAGTCTGGTGACCTGGGAGAACAGGCCGCCGAGAGACTGGCCGACCCCGCGAATGCCGGCTGTCAGCCCACCGAACTTGAACGCATTGAGCTTGAAGAACGCGCCCCCGGTCGTGGTCGCGGCCTTGCCGGCAGTCTGAATGCTGCCGGTGATCTTGCGCATCGGACCAGTGGTCTGGTCAATGACGCGGGCAATCGCTGAAATGTCAATTTTGTCGGCCATCGGGGTTGCTGCGCTCCAGCTCCTCCATTATGCGTTGCGTCTGGTTCTCGTAAAAAACCAGTTCGTCGAGGGTCAGCTCTAATGCGGTTCGAGGGTGCCATTTCCAGATAAAGGCGAGGTCGAAGGCGCGTTCGACGATCCGCTGTTGTTGTCCCCCTCCTGGTCCCCGAAAAAACTGAATATCACCAGCATGCAAGCATTCCAGTCCCGGATTGTGAGCTGGTTGACCGATGACGGCGGGATGTTGCCCAGACGTGAAATCAGGGCGCTGATGGCGGTTGTCTCGATTGTGCCATCCCCCCTGAAGGGGTAGCCGCATGTGTTGATGTCGGCTGGGGTTATGTCCCGCAGCTCGATTGCCCTGCGCTCCTCACCATGCGCCTGGATCGGCGTTCGCAGCTCGATGGTTGTGGCCATTTAAAGGACCTCCTCCCCTGCCATGCCTTCCCAGCGCACGGTTGCCTGGCCGTCTGCCGCGTTGAACTCGCGCGCGGTCGAGGTCCAGCTATTGCGCAGGATGTATTGTTTCCCGTTGGCCAGCTCAGCCGTCACGGTCACATCGTCCATGCGCTGGAGCGCCACCAGCGAGAGCCCATTCAAGTCGGAGAAATCCCCCTCGATGAAGGGCACGCGCGGCCGCTCGATGTAGCCGTGAATGGCGTCCTGGCCAGGAATGCCTTCGCGCTCGATGGTGTCGATGCTGACAGTAAGGTTTCCCCTCAGAGGGTATTGCTGGCCGTCCACATAGACGTAGGCGACCCCGGCAACGCGGCGGGCTGGCATGGTGTGACCTCCTCAAAAAACGACGTGGTAGTAGCCGAAGCGCCCCCCCAGCAACCCCAGGATCACGACGACGATCAGGATCACCACGAGGATTGGGACAATGCCGTAGGGTCCGCCTTGCTGGTGATAGCCGCCGCGGTAGTAATAGCCCCCGCCCCCGAACAGGATCACCAGCAGGATGATGATTATGAGCAGGTCCATTGTCAGGCTGCCGCAGCGGTCGCACTGGCCGCATATCTGAGGCGAAATTCCACGAGCATGGCGAAAATCCTGAGCTGGTTCACAAGGTCTGGAGGCAGCAGGACATTGACCCGATTCGGGTCGTTGGGGTCGCGCTCGACGACAAGGAATTGCTTAAACGCCTCCATGTTCTCGGCAATGCCTTGCTCGATCAGCTCCGAATAGGCCGCGATCAGCTCTGCGCGGATGATGCGCGGGGTAACGATCGCCTGGCCGAGCCCGAACGGGGTCCCATCATTGGCCAGCTTGTGCCTGGGGAATTTCTGGAGGATGCGGATGCGCAGAAAGCGAATGATATAGGTCAGGGTCGCCAAGGTCTGCACGTCCAGATAGCTGGGGTCGGGCTGGTTCCAGACATTGCGCTGGTAAGTTGTCACGCAACGCTCGATCGCCACCGCGCCCCCTGACTCCATCTCGGTGGCAACCCCCGAATAGAGCAGGGTATTGCGCTGCGGCATGCCGAAGCGGTCGCCCCGGCGCGGTGCCAACGCCCCCACCAGGGGCAGGGTTTGCAGCGGCCTGGCCGGGTCGATGCGCAGCGAGGTCGCGGCCTGGGCGCACAGAGCGGCGGCGCGCCGCCAGCTCACCGTGGGGCTGACAGCAAATCCCAGCACCGAGACGTGAGGGTCATTCCTGGCAACCCCAAATGCCTGCAATTGCGAGTAGGTTCCCATCCGGGCACAGAAGGCATGGCCGTAAATCTGGCGGTTCCAGGCCCACCGCCCGGTCACGTCGTCCAGGGCCTCGGCCAGGGCATCGAGTGCCGCGCTGTCGGTGTACGGCATCGAGATAAAATCGTATTCGTCATCCGCCATGGCCGCGATAGCTGTTGACAGGTCCGCCAGGCCAGCTCCGGGGGCGTCGAGCGAGGAGTCGCCCATCTCGATATCGAGGCCGGCTGGCGTCGACTCCCCTCCAGCCAGGCCGCGATAATTGAGCACGACCCTAATGTCGTTGGTCACAGCACCCTTGTTTTTGCTGGTCAGGGTAACCCGCCCTGCGGTCAGAGTGTCAGGGTCCTGGATCGCTACGGCAGTGACCAGGGCAAAGGGATCGGCGGCAATCGCGGCCGCGAGCTTATTTGCCACGATCAGCGCCGTGTCAGCATTGGCGACGGTGACCCGGTAGCGGTCGCCGGCGACATAGACGCCAATCGTCCCTGGTGCTGTGGCAATCCCGTCAATGATCATGACGAGCCTGGCTGCGGTCGCCGCCGTGGCGTCGACATGGGGGATTGCCCAGATCGTGCCATAAGTGTCGTTGCGGCGGTATGCTGCCACCATGTCAGCCAGGATCGAGCCTGCCCCAAACAGGCCGAAGGCGTCCCCAGCATCGCGCACCAGGACGGGCTCAAGGGGGGTTGCTGCCCCTGCTGGCAGCATGGGACCGATCAGCAGAGCCGGCTGGAGGGTCTGGAGGTAGGACGCCTCGCGGTTCGAAACCTCCGCGTAGAACAGGGGCACCCTGATATTCGCTGGGATGCGCTCGAAGGAAACCGGCATGGTCATTTCCCCTTTTCGGACTGTGGCACCCCCCGCCGTGGCAACGGCGGCCAGGGGGCAGGAATGGGCCGCTCGAAGTGACCGTGGACCTCGATGCGCCCATCTGGTCCCGGATATCGAATATTCGGGTCAGCCGCAGGGCGGATAACGTCGATTTTCATGTCCACCCTGTCGAGCGTGTCAGGTACGCGCGGCTCGTACCACTCGCTGATCGTCATTGCGAAAGTAATGGTCGCAACCGTGGTGCGGCTTTCGCCTTCGATGTCGCGGTCGATGTCGGTGGTAATGCCAGCGATGCGCTCGTAATTCACCAGCCATTCGGGATCGCCGAGCAACCAGTCTTTTACATCGTCGCACAGCTCGTCGACTCGCTCGGCCGAACCCACGTCGGTCACATCATCGGCAATGACCTGCACAACCAGGTTCGTGGTCGTCAGGAAGTCTGGGATGTTGATGCTGCGCCCTTCGGAGGTTTGGGAGGCGTAGACCCGGATCGCCGGCAGCATGGCGCGGCTGATTTGTGCCTGCCTGCTGTCGAACACGCGGCGGAATTGTGACAAATGCGCCAGCCGTTCGACGGTATCCTGGCGCAATGCCGCGACATACGACTTGCGGACAGCAGGATTGATCTCGACCGCGATACGGCCAAACGCCTGGGGGATCGCGGGATGGCGAATGGCCAGGCTGGTGCCGAGGAGCCGGGGGAACACTCGAGCCTGAATACTTGCTGACGCCTGGAGCTGGTGGACCGTTGGAGCCAGACCGACAGCCGGCCTGGGGAACACTCGCGCAACCAGGCTGCTGCTGGTTTCCAGGGCATGCGGCGCAGGCGTCAGGTCGAGGAGCGGTCGGGCGAATATTCGCGCGGCGAGGTCGGCGCGCGCGGCAGGCAGGGGATGGGCGACAGGATCGAACACAACCGCGCTGGGACCCGCGCCAGCGCCGATGTTGACGGCGATGGTTCCTGATGCCTCCAGCGGATGGACGGCTGGGGCGAGCCCCAGGGAGGCTGGGACGGGGAAAATGCGAACGGTGATGGTGCCGCTTGCCATGGTCAGCGGCTCGATATCTCGACGCGCGGGAAGGTGGCAGGATCGAGGCTGACCCCGACCGGCCTGGGGAACACCCGCGCTGCCAGGCTGCCTGAGCTGGTGACCTCGGCATGCTGGGCAGGGTCAAGACTGACCGTGGGGAGCGGGGGACCTGCTGCTGCCTCGACCTCGAACGCGACCGCCAGATGGACGACGCCAGTGCCGGGATAACGGCTCTGCTGCGCGGTCGATATGGCATAGGTCCCGGCTGGAACCACACCGTTGCTGTCGAATATCCCAGGCCGCCCCCACGGTCCTGGATTAGGCCCTGCTGTAAAGCCGCCGCCGACGACGCGCAGCACGCATGAATCGTCTGCGGGCGCGGGCGGCGGTTCGGTAGGCGGGTCGGTGTTCTGATCGGTATAAAGAAATATCCAGCAATTCGGGCTGGTCGTATCAATCTCGGTGGTAAATGGCGCGTCTTGCGCATAGGGGAAAAAGTTCTGACGCCAGGCGTTGATGCCGGTCAGCCGCGCGCCTCGATAATCGGCGGCGGCGGCGGCGATAAAGCTTTGCCCCGTGGCGCATTGTATTTCAATTTGTTGCGTACCGGGCAGCGGGTTTTCAAGATAATAAATATATCCCCACCGTTCATGTTCGGTAACTTCCGGCGGCCAGCCTTCGGGCGGCATTGTAATCTTTGCCGCGAGCGACAGGTCTTGACTGCCCCACCGTACCCAAAGAACATCATCTATTGCCGGCAAGGGCTGCGAGGGTCGCGCCGGCAGTTGCGGCAGCGCCCCCGAAGTAAAGCCCCGCACCGGGTCGCCGACAAACGCGACAAACAACAGATTGCTGCCGGCGCCGAGCGTGTAGGACGCCCGCAAGACCGTCGAAATAAAATTGTTGTGCCCGAGATCGGCAGCGCGGTTGAACCCTGGCGCGGGTGGTGTGGAGTCAGCCGGCGCGAAGGCAATGGCAAGATGCAATATCCCCGGATAGGTATCATGGGGCGGCGTGCGGTATGTAGTGAATTGGTAATCGCCAGCCGGGACGCCTGCTCCGCTATCGAAAAATGACGGCGAGCCCCATTGCTGGCCGTAAGTCCGCGGCCCAACTAGGCCAACGCCGGGCTGCGCCACATCCTCGTCGTAACCCGATTCCAGAAGTGCAATCCAGCTATCCGGCTGAATAACGTTGATTGTGGTAGTTAATTCCGTCGAGCCTTGAGGAGCGACATTTCTGGCTATTGAAATATCGGCCGCCGAGGCGCCGGAATAATCCATTGCCAGCACCGCGAGATAATGATTACCCGCGCACTCGGCGATTACATCATTGGTTCCGGTAGGCGGATCGACCGTCCCGTAAAGGTATAGACAGCGCTGGTTGTCCTCGACACGCGGTACATATTTAGCTAATTCGACTAGGGGATATCCCGCATAAGTCACGCTGGTAATGTCGTCAACTGGCGGAAAGGCACCCTCGACAGCGACGAGTAAAACATTACTTCCGACCCCCAATGTATGGGGCGCGGTGTGTACGGCGCGCGGCCCAATGAATGGAGGATCGGAGGCGATAAACGACAAGCCGTTGTTGCCGAGATCGGTGGCATTGCCAAACGCGATCGGCATTTTACGGCGCAGTCGTAACCGTAAAGGTCTGGTTGCCCACGTCTGCCGGGGTCAAGGCCCTGGCGGTGACCAGCTCGTAATCATCCATGCGCACCAAGCCAGCAGGGCTGGCGTTGAGGCTCCCAGCAAAGGGACTGCCATCCGACATGGTGACCGCGACCGTGGCGATCGGGGTGCCTGCCTGGGCGTTGTCGGGCAGCTCTGCTGTGGGAGGGTCGAACTCGACCAGGATCGGGATCGGGATAATCTCGACATCGAGTGTGGCAGTGGCCGAATAGCCGTCCTGGGTCGCGGTGACCTCCCAGGTATCAGCACCGCCGTCTGCCGGGGTCAGGGCGCGGGCGAGAACCAGGTTCATGCCCGCCGTGGTCACCAGGTCAGCCGGCTCGGCGCTCAAGGCCCCGATGAAGGTGCTGCCGTCCGACATGACGACGGTCACCGCCGCGATGACGGTGCCAACAGGGAGGTTGTCAGGAAGATATGCGTCTGCCATGGCGCCGAGGCTGCGCCGCGCCGGCGGCATAAACCACGGCGGAAATCAGGTCGGAAATCGGAGAATTTTATGCGGTTGGGAGGGGTTCGCCTGGGCAGGCCGGGTTCCCCCCTCCCTTGGGCTCACTGCTGCCGGCCTGCCGTCAGAGGTCGCCCAACTGGTTCAGTGCCCGAACAATCGACGCAAGCGCTGGCGCGTTACCGGCGCGTTGGGTCCACTTCCGGCGCCCCTCCCGGCCTCTGAGGAGGGCGACCGCCGACTCCTCCCGCGGGCGGCTCCGGCAATGCGTCCATGTCGACCGAGAAATATCGCCAGCCGTAGCCCGGCACGTGCGCCAAGACGATGAATTTGCCGTGCGCGTGCGGCGGGCGCGGCCAGATCGACCCTGGCGGAAAGCCGGTGTCGGGGTGCCCGGGATCACCCGGTGGAATCGGCTCGATTGGATGCCCCGGAGACGGGCCAGGCCAGATCCCCGGCGGCGGGTCGATATCCGGCGGCTCGACTTCCGGCCGTTCGCCTTCTTCCAAACCATAATCGGGATCGGTCGGACGGCCAGGCCAGGGGAGGCCATGACCGGGGCGCCCGAGCCCCCGCACGGCGATCGGACTGTCAGACGAAACAAGATAGCGCGGCATCTATTTCTCCCGTCGTGAAAGTGAAACAATGATACACCAGCAACGACAGGCTTTCGCATAAAGCCGAGGACAATGCAATGGCCCGATCCCGTCAACCGGCGACCTTAACTGACGTTGATACGTTGCGCAGTGCTCAGGAACAACTCGGTTCCAAGGTGCAGCACGACATGCGCGAAATACGCGAGCGCATTGATCAGACCCCCGACCGCTATCGCCAACAGTGGGAAGCCCTGGCGCTTGATTTGGACGGGGCGCGCGCGGAAATCGCTAATCTGGCCACCAACATAACCAAGCTGCGCCAAGAGAATGTCGCCAACACCAGCGCGGTCCGTCAGGACTTGACCGAAATGCGCACGGCATTGACCGAAATGCGCACAGCCCAGGAAGGCTTCGGCCCCCTATTCGAGAAGTTCGACGAGCGCCTGGCGAACGGCTTGACCAGGATCGCCAGCCAAATCAGCGACAGTGAGGGGGTGATTACAGACGGCATCCTGGCGATCCGCGCCGAACTGGCTGCTTTCCGTGGGGATGTCCAGGCCCAGGCCAAGCAAGCCAGCGAGGAGGCCGAGGCCAACGCCGCCGCGATCCTCGACAAGCTCACCGTGCTGCCTGACCAGATTGCGATCATCCGCGCCGAGGTTCGCGCCGAACTCCGCGACCTGGGCAACCTGGCCGCGACCCTCGCGCACAAGTCTACGGTCGAGGAGGTCAATCGCCGGCTCGATGGGGTCGCGCTCGTCCTTGCCGAACATTGGGCTTGGGTCCGTCGGCGGCGCTGGTGGCAGTGGTTTCACCGTGCCGCGCCACCCGAGCCGTCGCCGGAGGCCGGCGCCGAACGCGACGACAACACTCCCTGAAGGGTCTTGTCGCTGAGACCAGGCGACGGGGCCGAGGATCCGGTCAGTCGGCGACGTATGTGGGGAAAGGCACGGCTGAGAGGCTTCCGCGGGTCGATCGCGCGCAGCGCCACCAGGGCGTCCCAAGCGGCCAGGATATCGTCGCGGCGTGTCGGCCGGCCAGGACCGCGCGGCTCATCCTCAAGCGGTGAAGTCTGATACGGGACCAGGCGCAACTGGAGCTCCTCGAGATCGTCCGTGCCGAACTCGACGACTTCCCAAGTGCGACCGCGCACCGTCACGATGTCGCCGATTCCTGGCACTCCAGCGCCCGGAAGCAATTGGTAGCGGCCGAAATAGACCCACGTCTGGACTTGGGTCATGCCTTGTTCAGTCATTTGCAGAGCCGCCGGCGTGTAATCTTGCACGAATCGCATTTGCAGCAGATTGCCGAGCCAAGCCCCCGGCTCGCCCAGCCCGTCGTCGAGCGCTCGCAGCAGCGGGTCAAAGGCCGCGAGCGGCATCAGCCCCTCCGCCCCCAGCGCAAGGCCAGGCCGACCACCCAGCGGCGAAAGGTCAAGACGATCCCCCAGGAATGATAGAAGGGCGGGCGTCCCTCCCCTGGCACGGCTGCTGGCGGCACGGCGGCCACCCAGGCCCGCTCGGCCTCCCCATCATGCCCGTCATCATCGAAGATGCCCCCAGCGATCCCAGAGCTGTCGGTGATAGCTTGACGCACGATGATCCCAGCATTCGCCGCGAGCGCCAGGTTGACGGTCAGCCGGTCAAAATTCCCATACTCGATATAGGCGTCGTTGACCTCACACTTACGGGTCAGCATGACGCGCATCGCGGCACCAGTTGTCAGCTGGCGGTCCAGCAGGATGCCGTTGGCGTTGTTGGGCAGCGCAACCGGCGTGGCGTAGCTGGTATCCAGCGCGCCGGTATAGTGGACGCTGAGCAGCGTGCCAGGCTCACCGACGCCGACCAAATACATCCGATTACGCGAGGCACTGGCGGGAGCCTCGCGCAGGATCATCCGCGTAAAGACGACGTCGGCGACGGCGCGAGGCATTAGCTGCGGTTGCGTGCCGGCGAAGTCCCAACCAGTGGCGCGGGCGGACGAACATAATCGGTTGCCGTCACCGTGAACAACGCGCGCGGGCTGGTGCAGATCGGGAGAACGTTCATCTGCGCCTCCAGCTCCACACCCTTGTCGAAATCCAGCGATTCCATCTTGGCATAGCGCGCCAGTCCGAGCGTGTTGACCGTTTCGTTGTAGTCGGCCGGCGCAAAGACCTCGATGAACAATTCGGGGACGCCGACCGGGAAGAAATGACATTGTCTTGGTTGGACGAATTGAACGTTGCCGGTACGCCCGCGATATTCTTCGATGGTCACTTCGCGGAATTGAATGCGGGTCCCCAGCAGCGGCTCGATGACTGGCCGACTGTCAATGCCGATAAAGGCCGCGCGGCGCTCGGGATGCATCGAGAAGGCATCAAAAAACTCTGCACCGCAAACCCCAAAAATACCGCCCAGCATGCCCCCCGGCAACTCGTCGGCCATGCTACGGGCGAGGTCATTGATCAAGCCGGTAAGCTGCCCCTCCCAAGCCGCAGCTTCTTGCCCGAGCAGGCCGGCGCCGATGATCGGCCAATTGCGCGGCGGCTGGGCGGCGACCTCGAATTGATCGAACAGGCTTATCGACTGCAACGGCGCGCCGGTGTTGCGATCGGCCGCGGTGACCACGATCCCACGGACCGAGCCGAGGCGCAGATATTCCTGGGTCACGTCGAGCTTGAGGCCCATGCTCGACATGCGCTCGTTGCGCACGGTCAACAGCGCCTCGAGCTGATCTTCCGTGCCAAACGCTCGCACATTTTGGACCGCGTCCGCCATGATCGTATCGCGGATTGGGAAGTGCGGGATGCGAAAGGGCACGAGCGCGCGCCGATCCTCCACATTGGGGGTGGGCGGCGCACCGCGCGGAACCTCGGGCACCAGCGCCAGGCGAGTGCCTTTGATTTCGATCGTCGTCGTCGTGGTCGCGATCGGCCGCGGCGCGAACAATCCGAGTCTGCCGATGAGGCCTGGCACATAGGGCGTGCGCAGCAGGGCTGCCGTCAGGCCGGTCACCGTGAACGCGGCATTGTTGCTGAAAATGTCCAACATGACTTGATTTCCCCTCTGCTAGACCGCAGCCGGCTCGGGCTCGTGCGGTGGTTCCTCGATCATCCGGCCCTCCTCGTCGAGCATGCTGGCAGTGACGATCGACTGTGGCAGCACGCCAGGCCGCACGATGATGCCGAGCCCGGCCAATGTGCCGTTGACGGTACCTGGGGTGAGCGCGCCATAAATGATGTATGCATCATTGACCTCGGCATCGCGCGCCAGGACCAGCGCCGGCATCGGCGCGGTACGGGCCGGCAGGGCTTGCAGCAGGATCATTGCCACATTGCCTGCGGTCGGAGCCAGCGATCCCCCAGCCCCCAGCAGGGTGCCAGGCTCCAGCGGACCGCCAGCCGCCACGTTGACTGCCTCGAATGAGCGATACCCTTGCGCGTAGCTGATTAGCGCATCAGCGAACCATTTCCCTTGTGCAGCACGAGCCATTGTCGTCCCTCCTATGCTGATGGCCCCAGGTCGATTATTGAAATTTCCGAGCGGGTATCGTAAACGCGCGCATCGCGCGTCTCGATGCCGGCTGGCGGACTGTCAGACAATGGCACGCCAAAGGCGGCAAGCTGGATCGCGAGCGTCGGGTTGGCCCCTAGCACATCGACATAAAATTCAAACAGGCCAGTCATTCCGTCTGCATACATAAAGACGCGCCGTTCGACCGCCCCGCCCGGCGGCGCCGCCAGACGCGCGCCCAATAGCCAAATCTGACCAGTAGGACCAAAACACGACACTGAAAGGCTGATTAGCAGCCGCGAGCTGCCGGTGCGTCCCGGTAGCGAAAAAGAATCGATCCACCATTGCTTCCAATTTTGGTCAAGCGGAAGCCCTGCCGGCGTCGAGAACAATGCCGGCGCGCGGTACATCACCAGCATGTCGGTCAAATCATTCTCGGTCAGGATGCGCTGGCGGCTGACCGCATTGTTATCCTCGGAGAACAGATCGGCCTGCCCGGCTGGCCGGCGCAAGGTCATCTGGCCGTTGTTATTGCGCCAGAGGCCGCCGCTGGTGGTGTCGTTGCCCAGCAGATAGCCGCAGTTAATTTCGACCCCGAGGTAGAATTGGCGCGCTATGACAAAGCCGGCGCCGCTGCTTACATTGATCGCGCCGCCCATGACTTCGAGGTCGCCAGTAGTCAATCGAATGGAGCCTGAGGCGTCGATTGCTCGCCCATTAGGATTGCCGGCGATAAGAAACGTAGCGCCAGGATCATTGGCGGGCTGGCGGATAAACAAGGCAGGCAGCCCTGGCACGCCAGGATCGAGCGTCAGCATGCCGGTGATGGTGTCGCCGCTCTTTTGCACCCGGTTGTTGACCGCAGCCTCGGCCATTTGCAGTGCAGCCTGCACATTGTCGCGGGCGAAAACCTCAGGGGTTAGGGCAACCATCGTGCCGGTGACTTGCTCAGTGACTGAGGGGAAGTGATACCAAACGTCGCCGTCGCTGATGGCGCGGTCGCCATAGCTGAACACGGTCCCCTCCATCTGGGAGCCGGGGGGCATGATCCCTGGCCGCTCGCAGATCACCATGCCGCCCTGGCGCGCAATCTCGGGCGTGCAGAGCGGCCCAGGGCTGGGGGTGATGCCTGAAATCTGGGTGTAATAGACCTCATCGTTCTCGGCATCGAGCCGGCCAATAAAATTCGACACGCCCAGGACCAGCGAGTCGACATAGCCGCGATTGACTGCTTCGGTGCGTTCGGTCGCGGCGTCAACTTCGCGCACATGCAGCGGCCCGGTCATGGTCGCGCCGGCTGTGCTGAGCATGTTGTCGTTGACATACTCCAGCGCGGCCTGCACGTCCCCTTGTCCGCCCACGGCTGGGCTGACCGTCACATCGCGCGCCTCGATCCCGAACTGAGCCGGCCCAGCACGCACGATAATGCGGCTGTTGACGCGCAATGCCTCATTCACCGCGCCGTGATTGAGCACGCCGTATTGGATGTACCAGTCGTTGACCTCGGCATCACGCATGATCAGCAGGGCAGGGGCGCGCTGCTCATCGAAAAACGGGGCGAGCAGGACCCAGCTCGCATCGCCCACAGTCGAGGGGGTGACGACATCGCCGGCGCTGTCGAGGAGGGTCCCGACTGCCCAGGCCCCTGCCTGGATCTCGCGGATGCCGCGCGAGCGATACTGCCGCGACTCGGCCAGCAGGAAGGCGGCGAACCACGGCTCTTGCCGGGACAGGGACAGACCGCCATCGAATGCGCGAACAGACTGCGCCATCAGCGGCGATCCCGGTTGCGCGGGTGATAGACCAACGCCAGCACGACGTTGACAGCACCAGCAACCGCCTCGCCCGCTGCCGCGAAGGCACCGCTGATGGCTGCCCCCAGGTCGCCGAAAAAGCTGGTCGAGGCCCTGGAGTCAGGTAGCACCCCTTTGCGCACGACAATCCCGCTGTTCATGAGCAATGCGAGATTAGTCGAGTCGATTTGCGCCTGATTCATTGGCACGCCGCCCTGCATCACGTAAGATAAAAAGGCGTCATTGACCTCGGCATTGCGTGCCAGCACCAGCTTGCTGTTGGCGACAGTCTGCGGCGGCTCAGGCCGCAACAAGATCGATGAGGCAGCGTTGATCGTCCCGGCGATCAAGATATTGCCGCTATTGTCGAAGATCGTGCCGCTGGGCGTGCCCCCTGTAATGACGGCAGTCAAGCGGACCTCACGCGAGCGCCACAGTTTCGCCTCGGTCAGGACGAAATTGGCATAGCGCGTGGCCTCGCGTGCAGCAGCCATGGTTTAGTTCGGGCGGCGTGGGCGCGGCGGGCCGGCACGGCGCACGGCAGCCATCGGATGATGCGGCTCGGGCCCCTCGGGAGGCGCTGGCAAGGTTTCGGCTGGCGGCGGGTCGGCACTGCCGCCATTCCCAGGATCAGGCGGTACGGGCGGCGGCACGCGCTCCAGATACGGCCGGCCGATGTAGGCCATCAGGCCGAGACTAAGCATCCGCTTAGAACCCGCCGCCGCGATACGGCGTCTGGTAGGCGCGCATGCGTTCAGCGTTGGCCTTGATGACATCGGCCGTCTGGTTGCCCATCTGACCGGCGCGCACGGCGGCGCTGGTATCGATGGTGTCGATCGGCCGCATCTGGTCCTCGCGGGCGCGGAGCTCCAGCAGCTCGCGACTGACCGTGGCGATCGGCGTGTTTTTGCTGATGTAGGCATTCGCCAGTTCGGGATGCCGTGCCAGCCGGCACTGATCATTGACTTCTTGCGCGTAGGCCAAAGCCTCGGTGCGCGCCGTGCCGCGGACTTCGTCAAGATTGACGACGTTGGCGGGATTGTCTTCGCTGTCCATCCTGCTCGCTCCTCTGGAATTGACGGGGCCGAGATTGACGCTGTCGGCGAGTGCGGCGTGCGCCTGGTCGTAATTGCCGACCTCGTCGACCAGGCCTTCGTTGCGGGCATTGCCGCCGAAATACACGCGCGCCTCGGTGGCGCGGACCTGGGCCGGCTGCAAGCGACGGTGCTCGGCGACCGAGGCCGTGAACTTGTCGTAAATTCGGTCGATTTCGCCTTGAATGCCGACGCGCGCCTCGATCGACAACGGCTCGTGCGGATTGGCGTCGACCTTGCGCGCGCCCTTGAAAATGTAGTTGAAGGCGAGCCCTGCCTCTTCATCGTGCCGTGATTGGTCCAGATGCAGAGCGACGACGCCGACGCCGCCAGCGGCGCCGGTATCGGTGACCCACACGCGCTGCGCCGCCGCGGCGATGGCGTAGGCGGCCGACAGGGCGTCATCATTCGCGACGGCCCAGACCGGCTTGTCGCGGCCGATCGCGCGGACTTCGTTGGCGAAGTCGAAGACGCCGCCGGCCTCGCCGCCGGGACTGTCGATGTCGAGCAGGATGGCACGGGCGCGGCGATCGGCGCGAACACTGCGCAACACCCGGGTCAGGTTTTCGTAGGACTGCAAGCGGGTGGAATCGGCGTCAATCTGGCCGGCGCGGCGCACCAGCACGCCGTGCACCGGGACCGTGGCGACACCTTTGTTGAGCCGATAGCCATAAGTCGAGGCTTCGGACTTGGGAGGGTCAGCCTCTTCGGCACTGGCCTGTGGGACGAGCAGCGAGCCGCGCTGAAAGCGAGCGGCATTCAGGCCGGCGAGCAAGGCTTCGAGCTTGCCCGGTTGGATCAAAAGCGGGACGCCGAAGATGCGCGCGAAGATGTGCGAAAGATCTCGGATCATGCTGCGGCCTCCGTGTCCGAGGGCGAGGCGCTGTCGCTGGAGGCCGGTTGACTGGTGCCGATGCTCTGGGTGCGCGAGCCGTAATCGATTGTGATCCCGAGCTTCTGCGCGAGAGCTGCGGCCTCGGCGATGCGGTGATAGGTCTCCTCGAGGTCGTAGCCTTCAGCCTCGACGACATCTTGCGGTGCGATGATGCCGGCTTTCAGCGCCAGAATGGCGGCTTGGCGATCCTTAAGCGGGTCCACCCAGGCCGCGCGCGGCGCGATCGCCTTGTACGCGCGATAGACCGTGGGCTGACCAGTGTAGGCAGAGGCCGAGATCGGCAGGGCGCGGGCGAGCACCGCGGCATCGAACCAGTGGGTCCAGACCTTGCGCAGGAATTGGAACACGAGCACGGCGTGCTGAAACGCCTCGACCTCGGCGCGGAAGGCGAGCAGGCCGGCGCGCGAACTGGCATAGGTCGCCTTGGCCAGGTCAGCCGACAATTCAGCGTAGGGGATGCCGAGCGCGGCGCAGATTTGCAGGAGCACGCGATACTGGAACGCCTCGTAGCCGGACGGCGTGCCGCCGGGCGCCGACAACGTGATCTTTTCGCCAGGATAGAGCTGCACCGTAGCGCCCGGCGCATAGGCGAGATCGTCGTCCTCGGGGCGCGGGACCAGCGGATTGCCGTCCTCGTCGTGTTCCTCCGGCGTTTCGATAAAGGTGGCGTAGCGGCTTTGTTGCTTCTGACGCTCCAACTCGGCATCGTCGAAGGCGTCGAGCTGGAACAATTTGACGATCGCCGCGGCGTAGCCGCTGTGGCCACGGACCTGGCCAGCCTCGATCGGGTCGAATACGTGAATGACATCCTCGGCCGGGACGCGCGTGAGCTGGTCTTGCAGCAGCGCATCGCGGAACGTCGTCGCGTCGGTCGGGTTGGTGCGATAAAACCAATAGGCGACGCGCTTGTCCCGTAGATTGCGGTCAAACTCGATGCCGAGGCGGATTGGATTGCCATTCGGCGCGTAGTCGAGCTTCCACAACGGGAGTTGTTCGGCCGGCAGCATTTGGAGCTGCAGCGGGACCGTCAGACCATCTTGGGGGAACCGCGGCCGCAAACGCACAAAGCACTCGCCAGCGAGAAACGTCTCACGTGAAACACGGCGACTGATCCCGTAGAAATCAGTCACATCCTCGGCGTCGGCCTCGTCGGTCCAGGCGTTCCACGTTTCGTGGATCTGATCGCGCAGCGCTTCGTCCTCGACCAAAGATGACGGCTTGATCCCGGCGCCGACCGTGGCGGCCGACCAGGAACGCAACGCCGCCTTGGCGTAGCCGTTGTTGCGAACCAGCCAGCGGGCGCGGGCGTTGATGGTGTCGCCGGCCGCGCGCATGGCGACGTTGATGTGTTGGGCAGCCGGTTGCCAGACGGCCAATCGCCGGCGCGTGGCGCCGGCCTCGAGCCCTGGCGGGATATTGCGCGCCGCCGTGAAACCGCCGCCGGCCGGCGGCAGCTCGCTTTGTGCCTGCGGTTTGCGGCGGAAGCCAGCGCCCAGCCGCCGCCAGAAGCTTTCGCTGGGCGCTGCCATCCTACAATGCCTTGATCAGTGGAACGTAGGCGATGCGCGCGGCCCGTCGGCCTCCGGTGTCGCAAAGCTCTTCCAGTCGTTCGAGCTCGCCGATCGCCTTTAGCCGTTGTTCGATCGTGGCATAGCCGATCTGCCGCGAACGGTCAGACAGGCTCGTCGCCGGATTGCCGATGCTGCGCCACAAATCGGCGATCTGCCGCCGACGTTCCGCCCTGGCTTCCGGTGAACAATCCGGCATTGAAAACGCTTGCCTTTCCCCTGCGACCCGCGTAGAGCGGTAGCCGCACCGTTGGG